GTTAATGAGATTTTAAAAGAAAATGAGATCAAAGTAGATAAAGCGATTGTCCCCGCTTTAGTCAATTTGGCAAAAGATAAAGAGGTAGTAATACAACTTTGTAAAGAAATACTACCACGTGTAAATAACACGTTCTGCGCATACAAGGAAGTAGAGCGTGAATACTATGATAAAAACGAACAGGATAAAAACAAAAAGCTTAAAATGAGTGAAATAGAGGATATAGCAATACTAGGATCGTCTCATAAACGCTTTGGATATAATGAGCCTATAGAGTACGATTTTGGTATATATTACGAAACGTTTAACGGTGCAGATAAACGTATCATAAAGTGTGCCGTACCTATCAAACGGTATACGTTTAATCTCATTGCAAAGTGTGTTACTTACTATTTAACGCACCCTAAAAATGATAGATAGCAAACGATTTGCCCCCTATTTAATTACATAGGGGGCGTTATGGTGGCAATGTCCATACGTTCACGCCGTGTCACTGATCTTGACTAAATGGACATGATATTTAACATATTGATATAAGCATACACAAGTCGGTAGGGGTATAGCCGTTGGCGTTCGAGAGCTTGTGTAAATAGGCCGCCGCTTAACAATGTGGTTTAGGTTCGTTTTCAGTCGCAAGACGAACCGTTATTCTTTGGGCTTGTATCAAGACGGGTTAGTACGTCCGGTCAACCGGATAGGCCGTTAAAAGCGGGGTGCGTTGGTGTATATACGCATGTATATTGCGTATGTCCATGCGTTGCTAGAGTAACAAGCATGGAGTGCATTACGGGGTTATATCCGTGCCAATGTATCAAAGCAATAGCGTTTAAGGTCGCTTAAATACTTACACGCTATATGTAGTAGCAGAATAACAACCCTTACAAGGGTGCTTTGTGCGGTTAAATTGACGGACAAAATACGCCTTGTCGGTATGTATCACGGGTAACGTATGTGCATATTTGGTCGGCTTCGTTGCCGGCAAAGGGACTAATCCAAAGATAAAGGCGGGCGTGCGGGCGTTCGGCTGGTAGTATCGATAACGCCGGCCGTATTGTCCCCGGCTTACCGTTTCTTATTGGTGCCATTTAAAACTAATAAATTATGTATAGGAGAAAGTTTGACAATCTGAATAGAAAGCTAGCATTTAGAAAAGAAAAGGCTTTAGAGGCGGTTAAAATAGCTCAAATGGAATTTTACGTTGAGCTTACCAAAGAACTACACAAGTCTAATAAATTAGATTGCAGTAGGGAGTCGGATAAGTGCAGGCGGAAACGTGTTAGTTACATGGCAAACAAATTGAGACAGTAGTCGTTTGTTTTTATTTGATTTTAAAGTTTGTGCCCTTCAGTAATGTAGTGATATATGACTGAAGGGCTTTTTTGTGCCTATATTTTACAAAATGATAGCATATTCATATGTTTTGCTTACACATAAAAGTGTTGAGGCGGCAAATTTTAAGCCTTGATCGAAAATGTGTAAGTAAAATCATTCATTGCATATCATTTTGTATATATCTATATCCATGCAGGCGGGTATATTGTGCCCTTATGTATGGTTTCATGCGTGAATCAATCCTAAAAGGTATATAATAGGCGGTACTTATTGTATATTTTTTATCTATGTTTGGGCTTATCTTTCTTTAGAGGAAGCTCTAGGGATTGATGTATATTATGTTATTGATACTCAATTAATTATATTATTTGAGTGTAATTTTAAAATCGTGGTTACTTATTGTATATTTTATGGGATTAGTTATATATTTCGTACTTACTTTGTTTTGTGGGTACATGGCGTTTGAGTTGGGGCGGTATGTTATAGCTACGGGCGACGCCCTGCCTTTAATCATAGTTCTTTTATTGGTTTTATTATCAATACATTGTATTAGGCAAGTATATAAGGCAATCAAGAGCAAAGACCTCGATATCCTAGACTGAACGGGCGTTCCACGTGGAACAATCGGGAGGAAGGTCTCGGGTTTTATGCTGGGAGTTGGTGGGGTTGGTTTGTTTTGCGGGAGGGGACACCTCCAGACAAGGTAAATCAAGGTAAATCAAGGTAAATCAAGGTAAATCAAGGTAAATCAAGGTAAATCAAGGGGAATCAGGGGAAATCAAGAGGAGTCAAGGGGATCAATGTGAACCGAGGAAAAACGAGATGAAATAAGGGATCCCGGGAAACAATAGGGAAGGGGAACAAGGGTATCTTTATAGTAAGGGAATCTTATGTGTATGGAGGTATGTTTATGTATGGGTGTGTGTTTCTTTGGGTGATGGAGGGAGTGTAAGGAACCAAGGGAAACGGGCGGCGGCGATGGCGTGGGGTCGGCCCCGCTGGTCGTCCGTTCCCTGTTCTCCTTTGGCGGTAGTGTAATATTAAAAATCTGATATTGATATGACGAAAGAGGAAGCGAAAGAAAGGTTCGGTGACAATATAATAAACAAACTATTGTCGCTTGGTGCTGAACCGACAAACGTATATCGGGATGATGATATTGTGGAATGGTGCAGTGATGGATGCATAAAAGTGGGCGATATTGAAGTATGGGCTTACTATTACTTTTATGAAGGAGAGAACCCTGATTTATGTAATTGGGAGGATCGTATGGAGATAGAGGTAGAGGAATGTTGGATTTAAAATCGGTTGATATGAGATTCATTTATTTAATGGAGCTTAGAGGAAAGGATATATGCGTAGGCGACAAAAAGTGCAAGAGGGTAAAAATATATGTAGGCAGGCCGTTGGCGGATACGCCTAAAACCTATAAACGAATAGGTGGATTTGTAGCAAAAGAACTATCCAACGCTTATAACAGCGGTTGTGTTACCATCTATGAAGCAAAGGATAAAACGCTCAGATATTCGGTTTATCGAGACGGTTGTTTTTATCCTTATTACGGGAAGTTGGAAATAATAGAATAGTGGTATGGGGACGGAAGAAAATGAATGTGAAAGCTCGAATGTTTAAGAATAATAGACAGGTTATGCTATATCTGGATATTAAGGGGACATCGGATTTAGATTGTCCTTATATAGATATTGACACGGGGTGGGTTAACAGGATTTTCAAACATTTACCGGAAAAAGCGTGGGATAATACCATCATAAACATGAATATATGTGTTGAGTACGGGACCGGTGATCTATGGTATTCCAGAGTGAGGACATTTGAAGGAAGCTGTTGTGCGGAATATATTCTTACATCTAGAAAACCTAGGAAGAATAACCGGAGAGAGCTTGTGAATAATCCCGAAGATCAATTATCGGATTTTGATACGGTAAGGGAGACTGTATTTGGGATGAAGAAAGAATTAAACATTGATGAGAGTATTAATGTGAAATTCGATTATGAGATTATTGGAGGAAGTTAATACCACCAAGGGGAATGCGGGCGGCTGCGGGGAGGCTGGACAGGCCTTGTCGCCAGCGCCGTCCTTTTTCCCTTGGCAACAATAGAAATAAATATGGACGAAATAGAATTACTAAGATTACAAGATGAAGCGCTATCTTACCTTCGTGATAATATTACAAAGGATGAGGCGTATTATATCCTTACGACCGATAAGGATATGATAGAGATTCTTATAGCTAATAAGAAGGACGGGAGCAAACGTATCAAGATTCTTGATATGGAATATACTATCGAGAAGGATGATATGTTATTGTTATTCGATACAGATGGGATAATAGACGAATGTCTTTTGGTTGCCAGCTACATAGGGGTAAATATGTATTTTCGCAGGCAAGATGTCAACGCTATTTTGAATAACATCAATAGAGAGAAAGTTATGGAATATCCTTACATAGCTATTCAGTTAGATAATATACGAACTATAGAAAAACGTAGGGTTATTTTTGAAATCACCGGGCATAGGATGAATGATAACAAAGAGAGAATAGATTTTATGTTTGTTTATTTTATGGCTAGAATATTATGAGAGCGAGGAGGACTGTGAAGGAAAGAGATATTGTAAAGATATTGGTATTCGGGTATGATAGGATGCTTATAAAATCCATTAAGGATTCCGGATTCAGAAGTATGTCGGATGTAATATCGTACGCCAATAATATGACCGGTGATAAGCCCATTGATCATATTAGGGTATCGAATGAGACCCGTGGATGGTGTGGATCATATACTAATTATGGTAAAATGATAGATTAGCTCGATAGGAGGATATGATATGAGAAGGATTATAAAAGAGAAAGACGATATCAAGGTGTCTATATTTAGCGGGGGTAGGTTGGTTCGTGTTTTCATAGATTCTGGGTATAGGAATATAGCTATGGTGATAGCCGATTGCGGCAGAATAGCTAATGGCTGTTATCATATACATCATATTGAGGTGGTAAATATGGATAGGGGATGGTATGGTACATACACCTTATATGGGAAGAAAATAGATTAGTCGGATAGTGAACAACAAAGGAGGTATATATGGATAATATTATAACAAACGCGGATGGCGTGAAAGTAAAAGTAAGAGTATATGATTTTGGCGACGAAGTGGCTGATAGATATACCATAGTATATGTAAATAAAAATATAAAGGATGGTTATGGGGTGGTGTATTATCCTGTTTTCTCATGTAGTGAGGATCCATTCCATCCATTAGGAGTGGGGATGTATGCGGGAGATTATTATCCGCATAGAAGTCATATGTACAATTTTGGTAAAAGAGTGAAGGATATAGATTCACTGCCAAAGAAAGTGATTGAATTTATAAAATATATTACACGATGAACGAAATAACTTACAACAATTACGATTTGGTTGCTTTTGAGCAGAATGGAGAAGTGGTAGTAGCCGTAACATTCTACAGGTATTACAAGAAGAAAGCTAAGGGCGAGGTTAATTATAGATGGAGAACCAGATGCCCGGAGTTGGTGGATAAGATCGTAAAACACCGTACCACGGTATTTACCGGTCAACTCATACAGTTAGCGAAAGCGTATGGGGAGAAAAAGGTTATAAAATATCAAAAGGAGGAGGAAGGAGTATGTCAAAATACGATAGAGACGCTATAGAGATATATATACTGGATCATATAGATACAGATAATTATGGTAAGCAGTTTAAATACGATAGGGAATATATGTCTTTTATGCTTAGTGTATTCAAGAATGAGTATAAAGAACATATCAAAAGGGATGGAATTAAGAAGGCTTTTGAGGATTACATAATGAGCGTTCCATCCATATTTAGGATTCATATAGCGAATTGCGACATTAGATATTTATTACGTTCATGGGGCGTGGAGTTCGATGAGGATGATGATGAGATATACATCTTGTATAAGAGGATCATAAGAGAGGTCTTTTTTAAGATGTGTGAGGATATGAAAGTTTGTTAATGTTGAACCAAACCTTGGCGGGGCGGAAGGATATATCATGATCGTACGTGTACGGATATGATCCGGGGTCGGTTCCCGGCGCCTTGGCACAACTTAATTAAATATAGATAATATGGACAATGTTTTAAAAAGAGCGGCAGCGGAACTGAAAGAAGCCGGTTGCAGGGTTTTTGCGTGGCAGGATGATACTTATAATAGAAGTTGGAGTAAGGGTGATTATATAATGTTGTATTACGCCTTCCCTGATTCGCCTAACATCGGGTATCTGAGTCGTGGGGAATATGGGATGAGCGTAGCATATAGTAGAGCCTATATACCGAGCCGTGGAAGTGGATCGGGATGTCGTGTCAAGGAGGAAGCTACGTTTGACCTTGAGACGGCGTTAGACGTGCTGAACGGGCCGTTACCTAGGTGGTGTAGGTCTTATGGGGTTTATCCAAAGCAGTACGATAATATTGATAAATGGTATAATAGCGATAATCATAACAAAAAATTATTTAAGGAGATTTGATATGGAGGTAAAAGATTGGGAAAATCTGGTTTTGAATACAGAAGTAGGATCACATTGTTTTGTTACGCTGATTGATAATAATGACATCAGTAGAGGTTACGCGCAGATCAGACGCGCGGAACATTTCGGGTATAACATCTGCTTCACTCGGTTATATGGGAATAAGTTTTATTTCGAAAAAATAGAGGAAGGACGTACGCAACAATACATCAATAGGAGAAAATAATATGGTGATAGAATTTGATTTTGAGATATACAAAAACGGAGATTACGATAAGGTGTATCTCCGCAACGGGAAAGAGCCAAGAGTATTATGTGATAATGGGAAGGGAGATCGCCCTATAGTCGTGATGGTTGAGGATGATAACGCGAATGATTATATTATTCTTCGTTATAACGAAACTGGCAGGAGGAATATTAATGGTAAATCGAGTCTTGATCTCATGTTATCTGTAAAAGAACGGGAGCCAGAATTATGGGTTGTCGTTATATCTTACATGGATAATAAGGATAAGAGGCAAAAGATGGTCTTGCCTAATTTTTTCTCAAGGAATATAGGAGGAAATATATATCTTCAAGGAAGCTCTAAATCGAATGTATCATATTATGTTGGTAGGTTAGAAGAAGATGGGTGCTTCGATGAGCTGTGCGAGAAGATAAGGGTAAAAAGAGATCGTATTTATAACATGGAAATAATATCACTATCAGATGACAAGGCGACAGTTTAATCAGTTGATAAATGAGCTAGACGGCAAAAGCCCGTTTATCGTATTACATAGGGATGCCGTTGCGCCTAAATACGTGGGCGTGGAGGTGTCGAAGGATGGGATGGTATACAGATATGCGATAATAGGGATAAACGATGAGTATAAGGCTAAAAAAGCCCTTATTTCGAAAATATTAGGCATAGCTAGTTACCTAAATGGCAATAAGCCCTTAAAAAAGGGTTAATTAGATGTATTTATGGCCTGCGGCATCATATACGATATAATGCCATAAATGACGTTGTATAGAGGATATGTATGATAATATGATAGATAACGCATTCGTGTCTTGATATCATAATATTATGCCATTATATCCTCTTTTTGTATAAAAAAAGATAACAAATGATACAAACATCTTGAATATGGATGAAATTAAGATAGGAGCTGAAATTGTATTTAATATAACCGGAAACCATAATATAGGATATGCCAAAGGGGAAAAGTATATCGGGACGGTGTTAAGCAAGGATCATCGATCACGTCTTTATGTACGGACAATAGGAATGCCTAGGGCTTGTATTGATGAGCGGGATGTAGAGTGGGTTATTGATCCAGATGGGGATTTTGATATGGATGAGGCGATCCCGAATCCTATGGCAAGGGAGTTGTATAAGTTGATGGGTAGGTACGTTTATACGTTCGGTAGGTCTCATGAAAGTATCAATGGCTATATCGTGTACGAGTGTATGATGATGGACAGGGATTTAAGATATAATGTTATGTATGCGTTGCATGATCATGGATTTGAGATACGGCATATTGATAGTTATTCTTGGTGGATGACTAATGAGAGGCTGATGTCCGAGGTAACATATACGGAGGGTGATATTCATATAATTGTTCATGAGTGCATGGAAGATTATGTGGATAATGTGAAATTCGGGGAGGAGTTTTATAAAAACAAGTAAACATGATAAGATACTTACTTGTGATGGCGATGATAATATTAACACCGCCAAAAGGAAGCGGAGGCATGCCCCTCGCCCCGAAGCCGGCCGTGATCGAGGCACGGGTGTGGGATAGGCTGGCGGCCGCCTTGTCTTTCGTGGAGTCAAGGAATGACGATCGGGCGTATAACGCCTCATCCGGGGCTTTAGGGAGGTGGCAGATGAAAAAGGTGTATGTAGATGAGGTTAATAGGATATTGTGTCTTAAACGGGAGAAAAAGCGGTATAGATACGATGATAGAACAAATCCTGTCAAGGCTAGGGAAATGTTCGAGATATATCAATCTCATCATAATCCTAAAAAGGATATAGATCGGGCTATAAGATTGCATAGGGGACTACATTCTACTAAATATGTTAAAGAGGTTAAGCGTAAATTGAGAAAATAAAAAGAATATAGGAGGATAAAGACATGGACGAGAATAAAATGATACGGCCGATGGATTTTGTTCGGCTTACAAATATTGACGAATTAAATGTGATTAAGGACACTAAAAACCATATAGGGCTGGTGAAGGAGGTCAGTCGGGACGGAAGTATGAGTGTGATATGGATAGGTGACACCTACAGCAGGGTAGCGTGGTTTAACTGTAAGGAGGTGGAGACGGTGGACAACCTAGCAAACCTTTTGACGCGCGGGTTGGCCAACTTTATCATAGAAGGGGGAGAGAATGCGGATAAGTTCTATCCGTTTGGTTAGAAATAATTAATCGGAGGCGAAATGAAAATAAAAATAATGAAAATGGATGACGGATATGAATTATTCGTCAATAGTGTGCTTGTAAAGAAAGGCAAGGTCTTAGCGCACATAAGAAAGATGGCAAATGAGATTATATTCGACAGCGAGGAAACAATAAGAGTAGAATCAAATCTTCCGGAAATAAATACAAAGTACAAAGGATATAGAATTTATTCATCTCCATTGTGGGTAAAAGTATTTAATGGGCATATTGAGCTTCCTGATAGATTTATGTCTATCTCAGAGGCAAAAGTATTTATTAATAGTTAAATGGGTTAAACGTAAATTAAGAGAACAATATGAATCGTGAGACATTAATAAGTATCATTAATAAAAATGGAATAAGATTTCTTCCAGTAAGAAGATGTTCATTATGTGATGAATATATAGGGTATAAATTCGTTAGGATGTGCGATGGGAGTATGATTCCAGTATTTTCTAGTGGATGTGGGTGTTGTGGAGTTAATAATGGACAATTGTTTGAGAGGACATGGGATGAGTTGCTTGATATTATCAATAATCAAAACAAGCCTATGGATAAGAGGACAGAAGTGGATGAATTATATTAAATGAATTAACATAATAAAATGGCTATAAAATCTTATAAGGGATTCGACAAGAATCTTAGATGCAGAGGCTTCCAATACAAAATTGGAGGGATATATGAGATGGATGAAAAGATCAAGATGCGTAACAGAGGCTTTCACGCTTGCGAAAGCCCGTTTGATGTTTTTGATTACTATACTATGATAGATTCTAGGTTTTGCGAAGTAGAGCAAGACGGGAATATATCCAAGTGGGATAGAGGGACAAAAATTTGCTCATCGAAGATTAAAATAAAAGCAGAGTTAAAATTGGCTGACATGATCAATCTTGGAGTTGAGTGGCTAAAAGAGATCACATCACCTGAAAAAATAAAAACGAGCATAAAGGATAATTCATCCGGCAACTATGCCAAGATAGGATCATCCGGCGACGAAGCCCAGATCGGCTCGTCTGGCTACGGAGCCAAGATCGGCTCGTCTGGCCACGGAGCCCAGATCGGCTCGTCTGGCAACAATGCCCAGATTGGCTCGTCTGGCTACGGAGCCAAGATTGGTTCGTCTGGCTACGGAGCCAAGATCGGCTCGTCTGGCAACGATGCCAAGATCGGCTCGTCTGGCAACGATGCCAAGATCGGCTCGTCTGGCTACGGAGCCAAGATCGGCTCGTCTGGCAACGATGCCCAGATCGGTTCGTCTGGCAACGATGCCCAGATCGGTTCGTCTGGCAACAATGCCCAGATTGGCTCGTCTGGCGACGGCGCCAAGATTAGTTCGTCCGGCTACGGTGCCAAGATTGACAGCACTGGCGAAGACTGTGTCATCATGTGCGCAGGTATTAACTCTGTAGCAAAAGCCTCAAAAGGATCATGGGTAACACTATCCGAATGGTCTTATTCTGAGGAAAAACAAAGATATATTCCCATTTGTGTAAAAACGGAATTTGTTGATGGAGAAAAGATAAAAGCAGATACATATTACAGTCTGAAAGGGGGAGTTTTTGTGGAATGGATCAATGATTAAGAGGAGGTGTTATATATGAAATGGATGGTAATAAAAGGGGTTAGATATCCTAGTTCCGTGATATCAGCATTTGCGGCATATAATATGGATAACCCCTTCTTGAAGGTCAGGATAAGAAACAAGTATCATATAGTGCCTTTTGATGATGTTAATAAGATGGCTAATCAGATGGTGTATTTAATGGACAACTATCCTGATTTCGTTCAGATAGGGAGATGGTGGATATCCAAGAAAGCGGTGATGTCTTGGGTTCCCAAGGGGCAGGCCGTGGACGGATCGGGCTGGGTCATATCCTTTACCCTGTCCTTTGGATTGGAGGGAGGGACGCAAATTGGATTTGATAAAGAAGATGAATACCTAAGTGAGATAGATAGGTTAAACGAGTTGTTTAATGTAATATTATAAGGGAGTATGTTGATAGATGTAAATAAATGGATTGATAAAAACGGGAGCTTCGATGAAGCCGGCGGCTTGGATTTAGTGAGGCACGGATATGAGTGGATTAGACGGATGCGTAAATTCGAGAATAAGGCAGATCGTCATACTTTTCAGAAAGTGTTTGGCAATAAAAGAGGCAATGAGTTATGGGACTGTTTTTTAGAGGTAGGAAGATCTATCTTCATATTAGAAGATAGCTATTTCCTGATTAACGACAGGAACGTCTTCTCTTTATGTTTAGCAGAGTGTAGTGATTATGATCTATATGAGCTTGTTCATAATATTGATACGGATAGTGATCAAGGCAAATGATGTTGTTTAATTAAAAAAAATAAATTGTTATGGAAATTAGAGAATGTTTATCGGTTTATCTAGAGAGTGGATATCTTTTTGACGATATGTCAGGAAGATTAAAGTGGTTTGAGATTGATAAGATCTTGATCAGTTTTACATATGGAGTAGTTAGATATGTAGGAACATGGGGAGGATGTAGGACTGAGAAGACATTAGATGGGAAATCATTTTATTCGTCCGAAGAATGTTTTAAAAAGGGCGAGATCATTCCTAAGACAAGACTATCAATATATGATGTTTTTGAGTCATTATATGGGTTCATTCCAATAGGTGATGTGTGGAAATACAAAAACGGAAGAGCTGTCAAGGATAAGTTGGAATATTTTGATGTTGAAATAGATGATAAAGGAAAAATTTATTGTAAGGAAACATATTACAGAACACGTGAAGATGTGTATAAATTCAATGACTTAACTGTAGTTGACAGGAATGGAGACATAAGGTTAGTGGAATCATCAAAAAGTAGATTAATGCTTAGTAATGATCAATTGGATGTCGTGGAGAGAATGAAAGGCATCATTGATGACATGGTTAGGTTAAAGATGATTATGTATATTGATCAAGACTATAATCTTTGTTTTCTGCCGGGAGATAAAATAGAAGATTTGACAATGGATGAAACAGATGGATTTGTGGATACCACCGGTATAGTGACATCTATAAAATCTAAGGATGTAGTGGAGTTTTATGTAGAAAACCCATTCGTAAAGATAAAGGATGAATGATATCTGAATCTGGATTGTGGTGGTTCGTGAGAATAGCCACGATCATCCCTAAGCGTGAACATAAGGAGGTACGTATGTCATTCGATTGACGTTAGGGATCTAATTATATTAAAAAAGGAGGGATTATGAAAAAGATTGTATTAAAACTGTATGAGTTTGATGAGCTGTCAAAAGACTCACAAGAAAGGATCATAGAGCGTGAGCACTGGAATGTAATGGAGCAATGTATGGATGCTTATGGCATAGACTATAAAAAGTCAATGAAAGCCTTTGAGGATATGACAGATACTAGGGTTTATAATTGGGAAGTTGGATACGAGAGATATGATTTTAGTTATGAGTTTAAATACAAGGATCCTATTTATGAACACCCTACAGATTATCATCGTGATATATTCCCTGAGAATCTATGCGGTAAATTACTGTTCAGATATATCAACAACAATATTATGCCATATATTATCAAGGGCAAGTATTTCTCCACGTCAGGTAAATATATTGATAGGAAATACAAATACAGGCACAAGTATAGTAGGGTGATGTTTGACTATGGAGATAATTGCCCATTGACAGGGATGTGTTATGATTATTATCTCCTGAAACCTATAATTGATTATTACAATGCATGGTGTACTTATCCGGAGGATTTTTCTTTAGAGGATCTGATGAGACAATGTTATGACAACTTCTTCAAGTCATGGCATGAGGAGTACGAGTATTGGGCTGATAATGAAGATGCGATACGTGAGGAGCTTCATCATAATCAGTATGAAGATCGACTCTATTATGAGAATGGGGATGTGTATGTTGAACCATTAAATGAAATAGCATGAAAGTGATATGTACAAGGTGTGGCGGAACAAATATTGCTTGTGAAGCGATCGTAAATCCAAACACCGGGAAAATAATAGATTATCTTGATGAATCTTTTATGCATGCTAATTGTGGGGATTGCAAGGAAGAGGTAGTGATAACGAATGTAGATAGAGTCAAGAAAGATATTGATTCTATGTTTTTCGAGTTCGTTAAAAAGAATGGGAAAGAACCTGAATACGTAGAATGTCAGATCGTATGGAAAGACACAGGGGATGATCAAAGAACGACAATAAAATTATCATTAAGCATCAATGATGATGATAATGATAATGTTTTCTATTACTGTAATGGGATAGAATCACTTAAGTCACTTGTGGAATATGGAGTAGGAGAGTTTATTGTAATAGATTGTTGGAGTTTTTTTAGTATTGATAATTTGTAAATTGATGAGATTATGAATATAGAGGTAATAAGATACAGGCTTCCAGTTTATTGGGCTTGCGCTCTGATAAATGATGACTATACTGGATTATGTAAAGAAGAATGTCAAGAAATAAAAAACTTCTTGAACATCGCAGATGGCTATCCGGTAGATGTGGATTGGGAAACAGAAGGGTTCTATCAATATAATGATGCAGGAACACTTCCGGGAAATTGTGCCGATTTTATTTTTCATAAGTTAAACGATTAAACATAAAAATATGGAAACTGCAAATAAACTAACTTTTTTAAGTACAAAATTCTTTACAGAAAACAAAAGGGAATACAGAATAACAGTCACGATATCGTTAGATGATGATTGTCATAACAATATGTGTGATTGGAGTATAACCGCTGACATTCGTTGGAAAAACGAATATGGGATATATAAAGAGTATATGGGAGGCTGCTGCCACGATGAGATTGCGAAACATTGTCCGGAATTGGCGAAGTTTATAACATTACATTGTTGTAATCATTATGGTGCTCCTATGTATCCGGTGGAAAATGGCATGTATCACATAAAGAATAGCGATAAGTCTGTGGCTATTGAATATTTACGTATATCAGACAAGGAATATTCCAAATTATCTGAAGCGGTGGATGATAAGATGTATTTCAAGTATCTGCTTTTCAATCTGGGAATTGTGGATAGATGGAAACATGAATCAGGCGAGCTTATTGCGGAACTTGAAGACCTGTGTGGAAAGAAATGGGTTAATCAATATAAGCCAGAAGAAGAAAGATTTACCCTGACACTAACGGACGAGGAACGTTTGCTTATTGAAGAGCGTATTAAAGCCGGGTATTATTCCGCAGAAAATATCGAAAAACGTAGGGAGGAGGCTCATAAGGCAAAGATGATGGAAAAGCGTGCTGAAATTTGTGAGCAATACGATAAGATAATCAGGGATGCGGAAACAGACAAAAAGGTAATGCTCTGTGTATTTGATTATGGATTGTCAACCGATAATGTGATATATTGTAATCACACGAACACTTTATCTTTCAACTGGTGTGATTATGGGGAAAAGATCACACAAGAAGAGTTTGATGATTTCGTAAATAACATGGATCGTTCTAAGTTACCAGAAGGGATTAAATTCGAGTTCAAAGCATGATCAAGAAAATGAAATCCAAAGAATATGCTTTAGGGGTGGAGCGGATGGATAAGGAGGTAGGGGCGCCAATCGATATCGCTCAGTCCCCTATGCTTATGGCGGCTTACGAGGCCGGATGGGATGGGGCCATGAGACATCTTGGAGGTATGTCTGTAGATGATGCGATAATGGAGATTCTTTTAGAAAGAATGATAGATATTGCATTTGAAGACGAAACAGTATGATAATAGAAAAATCATTAAAAATAAAGTTTATACAGAAATGCAAATGTGGAGCTGTCACTATCAGATTTAATAATGGCGCTTCTAACAGTATGCGTCAGGATATATTTGAACAATTGAATCTAGATACACGGGATGCTGAACGGCTTCCAGATTCATATTGTTGCGATCACTGTGTAAATCATTGGGGCATTGACGTATGTGAGTGTGGTTCCGGTGAACCTGTTGGAGAGTGTGAGTGTGGCTCTCAAAATGCACATGATACTTTGGGTGTTAAGTTTGATTCGATTGGAGCAATAATAAAAGCTTTTGGTTAATATGGAAAGGTATGAGTTTATGGGTTATTTGGTATCTGAAAATACAAGAATAGCCATTATTTATTGGGATTGGTATTATATGGAACGTGTTTATGAAATGATTGTGTAATGAAAGTAGTAAGTATATATTCAGCCCTACTCGGACAAAAGAAGCTGAAAGAACAATTTGTGGAAGATTTGCGAAATCTGCTGCATAGAGATAATGAATTACATATGATTTCCGGTAAACTTAGTTTTATCAAGTACTCAGAATTGAAAAACTGGTCGATCCGTCAGATTGCTAAAGAGGGCAGATTGTCTGAAGAAGATCAAGCGTTAGTTGACAAAGTACATCACATGCTATTAATAATAAATACAGATTTTGAGTCTGTTGTTAGAATGTTGTATAGTTTCCGCAATGGGCCAAAAGCAGGGATAAAAGTATATGACTATGAAAAAAATTACGAATGGACAAATAAAGATGGGAACGAAAAACTATCCACCCATAATTTACCCAAATCCCATTTCCGGTGGAACTGGCAACGATATACGCTTTCCAGAGAATCTGTAAAAAGAATAACTGAGTTTGTGGATAATATTTTAAAATCATAATCTTATGAACAAAGAACTCCAAGAAATAAAACAAAAATTGCTTGCTCTTAATGAAGAGAAGCGAGCGATAGAACAAAAGTTGATTACCGTTATTATGGCTGTTATCTCAGAAACAATCAAAGAATGTCCAATAAAGAAATTGGGGTCTGGATGTTTTATTGTACGTTGTTCTGATATAATTGGGAATCCGTGGAATCCGGAGTTTTATGACTGGGAATACGGGGCTAAAATTCTGATTGAAAAACTAAATAATGTTCCTGTTGATAGTTGGGAACAATATCTGGTGGATTTATTGAAAGGTAAACCGAGGTCAAAGGAACCTGTGTACTTTATGAAGTATGTCAAAAATAATAATTCATATAAGATACCTATAAACAGAGAATTTATAGTTAGGATTATCGAAAGGTTATAATATTAATAATTAATAATGAGATTTAATTGGTATGAACAATAGGATGATCGCTCATTTATGGGCAAACGAAAAGAAAGAATCTGCAAATGGTAGTAATTTCTTCTTTGAAGGTGAAAGTATTTATTCTTATGGCTATCACTTTGAGGCCGGAAGAATCGTAAGAAATAAGCGTGGTGAAAAAGCGTATTTGATTAATAGTATACATTATTCCTCTACCACAAGCAAACATCAATATTTTGTTCGCGTCGCAATACCAACTGACTCAAAGATATTTTCTGTTGGATATAATATGTCAAATACCGGTAATATGGCATTTGTCACCAGTAAATTGGAATCCATTAAAGATGCTATTGAAAAATACAAGAGGGTCAGAACTGAATTGCCTTATCGTGATGTTTGGGGAGTATTTAAAAATATGATGGATTATATCGAGTTCTTCGGTATGGGAACTCCCCAGCGTCTTCTTAAAAAGAGTGTAAACGAGTGGCTTGGAGCGAGTCATGAATTGTCACGGAGATCAGATAAGGTTAAACGTGAATATATCCGTGAATTAAAACGTGTTTTCCAGATATTATTGAATTATCAATCACTGGAAGTACTTGGAACTGTAAATGTGATTGTTGATGAAGTTTGTGGAGAGGGTACGTGGATTAAATACCTAGAAAGAATCAAAAGATTTGAAAAGAGTAGAGAAGAAAAAGAAAAGATAAAAATAGAAACATATAGAAAGGAACAAGAGGCTCGTAACAAATCATTGGAAAAACGGGTACAAATGTGGAAATCTGGCGAGATTTCCCAGTTGTATTATCGTTGTCTTGAGAATGGCCAACCGAACGTATGGTTGCGTATTAAGAATGGAAAAATCGAAACCAGTAAGGGTATCAAAGTAGAACAAACTGAAGCTGAAAGACTTTGGGGATTGATTAAAGTGTTCCATGATGGTGGTCAGTTCAAACGCGATTTGGTATTGGATGTAAACGGTCACAGATGGGCGTTCAATCGTTATGAAAACGATATACTGACTGCCGGATGTCACCGGATAGCGTATAGTGAGATGGAAGGTATTGCGAGACAATTAGAATGGGATTAAACAGCTATCAAGTAACATTTGAGAACTATGGCGATCACTATCAGATTTACGGGAGAGACATCCAAGATGTCATGGGCGGCGTTACCGGTGGAGCCGGCGTGTATGGGTAAGGCGGTCGGGGAAGCGGGGCGTCCGCCCATGTTCGTTGGATTGGCTGAATAGATAAAGCTGCAATGTAGTGATATAACTAAAGTGAAAATAACAATATAAATACATGTAAAATTATGGGAAAGAAAATGATAACAATACCATTTGATTTAGAGTTGGCAAAGAAAATCAACAATGGTGAGCGCAATGGAATGATTGTAACGGATGGCGATAATTACAGAGTAGAGTTTGTGTATCATAGGGAAGAGTCTTTCCCAATCCTAGGAGTTATCCATACTGATCACGGCATAATATCAGATTGGTTCTCAAATAATGGATTCGGAGGAAAGAATTATAGACTTAAGCTTAAAGTTCCAGAATATACCACATTCAAGGACGGAGATGTATTGAGTAATGAACAGGGTGATTACCTGTTTATATTAAATACGAACGGAGAATATCTTACATCTTTTCATGCATCATGGAAGAAGGGGAGGGGAGTCGTGATTCCTAAAAAAGCACATGCTGATTGTAATAATATTGAAAAATACAGACTTGCTACTGAGGATGAAAGGCAAAAGTTTATTGATGCTCTTAAAACAAGCAAAGAGCCTAAAGCCAAAATGTATTTGAAACAATTCTTTGATATTGAAATAGAACCAGAATATAAATTCAAGCCATTTGATAAAGTTTTAGTAAGAGATACAGAAGACGATGATTGGCACGTAAGTTTGTTTGTTAGGAAAATTGCTGATGCTCAATATAAAGAAGAAAGATATGAATGCTTAAATGGGACGGGATGGATCTATTGTATTCCTTATGAAGGTAATGAACATTTTTTGTAAAAAACATATTAAAATGGAAAATAAAGAACAGGATTTTATCAATCGATATAAAAATGTGCAAGAATCCATTGTGAAGGCAATGGACAAGGCATTAGAACGGGCAATAGGGAACAAGGCAATAGATTTCGAGAAGTGTGAAGGCAATTATTTGGACGTCTATCCTCTTATCGGGGCGGTCTTACAGAAGGAGCTAAGGAGTGTACTTGGTGAAAATGTGAATAAGAGTATATCCCGGAATATGAAAATAAAGGCGACCAAGTACAGAAATGATTACAGGGTATGGTTGGACTATGCAGGAGATTACAGAAACGAAAATATAGAATAACATGAAATATCAAAATTTTATGTGCCCTTATGAGCTTGCATTAAAGTTGCATGAGTTGAGTGTAAATTCAGAGTCGGAATTTTATTTTGTGAAAGAGATGAAAGGAGGGGGATCCCAAACAGAATCAGTTACACAAAATACAATGAGATATTCATACAGAAAAGAAGGAGACCTCATACCGGCTTATATGAGTCATGAACTTGGAGAGATACTACCAAGTATGATAAATATCAGTAAATCAAAAATATGGGATGACTGGTTGCAATTGACACAATATTTCCCGAATAAGGATAGCGAATACTACGAAGCTGCCTATGTTCGATACGATGCTTACAATCCACAAACAGAAGTGTATAGTGGATTTGGGGATACAGAGGTAGAATCGAGAGCGATGCTACTTATTGATCTATTGGATAAAAAGGTATTAACATTAAGTGATCTAAAATTAAAAAGTTTAAATAGAATATGAAGACAGTAAGATTATCTGACTTCTCTCCTTATGATAGGGATAAGGGGAAGACGCAAGAGTTGCGTCACAAATTCAGGAATCAAATACTTGAATATTGGGGAGAAGATACCGGGATTTTGATAGGAATAACCATGGTATATGAAAGACATTTGTGGAACGAGGAAGTTAAAGTAATATGATTATGGACGATAATAGGATAATGGAAGCGGCTAAATTGATAGCCAACTCCTCAGCAGCCTTAATACAGGCTATAGGGATGATGAGTGAGAATATAGAGAGGGCTAACAGAGGGGAATCTCTGGCTTATACCGAAGATCAGTTTATGAAACTAATTCAAGATAACGGAATAACGTATAACGATGTAATACAAAGGGGGTGGACATGAAAAACGTAGAAAGAATAAACGCATTAAATAAAGTTTATTATGAATAGAATGAAAATATTTTTTAATTACTTATTCTTTAGGGATATGGGTAATCTTGGTGAGGGATGTCTTATAAGCGCATTCATCTGGCTTATAATCATGCTTGCCATTATTGGGGTATTTTGCTTATACTAAAGATCATTTCATGAAAGTGATTCAAGATGATAGGATAACGTATAACAATGTAATACAAAGGGGTTAGAGATTATGAAGGACGTAGAAAGAGTAAATGCATTAAATAAAATGCTATTAAATGCGAACGTAGTAGCTTATGGAGCTATGGTTGATTTGATCAAGAGAACAGGGAGACTTGATCTTGATATGAGTAGCGTAGGCCATATAGATGATTTTCCGGCTGAAATAAGGATCTTTACCGATAACGGGTTGATTTGTTTATCTATAACATCCGTGTATTTATCGGGGGAAGATAATTTGATGGTTGATGGATATGATGAAAACAATGATAAAGTTGATGGGGTGAATGTTTATTACGACCAGATAGACGAGGTAGTATATCTGGTTAAAATCATATTAGAAGAAATGGAGGGAAAAGATCATGGGGAAAGCAGTTAAAACAGATATAGAATATAAGGAAATATTAGAAAAATCACTATCAGCAATCCAATATCTAAGAATACATGGATTCTCGACGTACATGGAATCGGAGGGAATTGTTAATAGGATAATGATGTTTAAGGATAAGAATGAGATGAGGGATCGAAGGATTAAATCAATTCTATAGTGGTTGATCATAATGGTAGAGAGATATAAGTACAAGTGTATTGATGCTTATGAGGAGCCGGAGAATCCAATGGAATGGTTGCCGTGTCCACGATGCGGCCTCCGGCCTTTGGTCTGGGAGTTCGATAACGGGAGGGTTACGGCGTGGGGCTGTTGTTTGTTATCGAGTGGTGGGCAGTCCAGAGCCTCAAATACGGTAACATCCAATAGTCTCCACGCTTCTTTTATTTAGAAACCATCGAACGAAGGGGACAGGGAGGGCAAAAACAAACACACAATGAAAAAAGCATTCTTATTTATCAGTACGGCATTCTTGTTATCAAGTTGCGCAGCGGTAAAGTCTCCGGTAACAGGTTATGTCTATCAAGAGACTCAATCACCTTATAATATATAAAGGGGATCTAAGCAAAAGAAGATTGAAAGATAAGAAATTGTTTTGAGAAAGGTAAACAATCTCAAAACAATAAATAAGGTTTAGAAAGGTTCATAGAATGTAGTAAGATCAAAAATGTGAACTTCTTCAAGATCAAAAAAAAGAAAAGATTTAATAACATTTAAAAATATAGAAATCAAATGAGTTTAAAAAGAAGTATGCTCAAAACATTAGCAATGTTAGCTATGGAAAGTACGATGACTGCCGATAAAAATATTTATTCTAATCAGAGATTGTCAAATGAAGGGATGAGATTCAATCCTGATTATCGACGCCCATCGACTTCTAGAGAGTTGAAAGAATTCACGATTAAAGGACAAAAGATCTGTGCATACTCAAGAAAAGATGCAATCAAAAGACTTAAAGCAAGAGGGGAATTATGAAACAGACAGTAGAAGTAGCGATTGAATACGCAGGATCGGTTATTAGTTCGTTTGGAACAAATGGAGTACCGAACGGCATTTCTGCCATTAAAGAGATGATTGCTTCTGGTTTTAAATCCGGTGCCGAATGGCGGTCAAAGCAATCACCGTGGATAAAAGTAAGCGATGGGCTACCGGATGTAGATGATTATTATCTTGTCACTGATGGAGAAAGTATTTCCATGGCTTACTTCTTTAAAGGCTGGGGCAAATTTGCCAAGTATCATAAATATCCGCATCCATTTTACGATGACGGGGTAGTTAAATTATATATGCCAATACCTCCGATCTCTTTAGCACTTGAAGGAGATAGAGGGATATTAAACATAGGTGAATTTAAGAGAAAGGAGATTGATTATGAGCAGAAGTAAGGAATATAAAGCGATAAAGAATTATATCCATAATGAGCTTGGGCTTACGAAGGAAGATATAATCAATGCAATTAGATCTGATATAAGAAAATATGTTGAGGAGCGTATATGTAATACTTACGGGAATGATAATAATATAGAGCAGATGATTAAGTTTATGGTAGATAATGAGCTTAAAAATAAAGATTTTAATGTCATTCCAAGAATGGTAGAGAAAGTATTAAAAGATAAGATGTTAAACGATATAGAGATTATTATAAGAAACAAGAATATAAATGATTGAGGATATGAAAGATGAGGATATTTTAGATAAGGCAAGAATGGAGGGCATGAATCAAGGGATATGGCTGGCGGTTCAGGAGCTAGCCCACGACGGGCGATGGACGCAAGCCGCGGAGGAGCTGATATCTTCTTGTGGATTGACCGAGGATGAATGTAGGAAGCTGCAAGAAGAAAGCGAATCATTCAATGATGAGATGATTAAGTTTATTGACAATATGTTTGGACGTGAGAATATGATAAGTGAAGGCAGTACTATAAGTGAAAACGATACTATATGTATAAATATTAAGTATCATAAAATAGGGGAAGTCTTTAACTATAAAGTTGGTATGTCTGAAATGACATTAAGAGTAGATAAGTGTGATAGATGTTCGGGATGCGCTTTTGAAAATTATATATATGATTGCGTAAAATCAGGTTGCTTGGGATGCGAAAGGGAAGATGGGGAGAGTGTTAGATATACAATAGTTAATACATAATTTACAAAGCATCATGAATGGAGAGAATATAATACCTAAGATAACAGACAAACGTGGGATGTTATGGAAACAGCCCCATAGGAGATACATAGAAATTGATGAGGAATACGCTTTAATGACCAAACAAACCTTTGAGGGTCTTAGAGAATATTCAGTAACGATCCCATCGGGGGAATATGAAGGGAAGATGTGGAAGGCCAATAGAGGAGGTATATGGTATCTATATTGGTATGATCATGACGATAATCCATCAATGATCAAAATAGAGCGAAGAGAAATATTGTTACTTAATTAATACAAAATAATATGGGAGATAGAGTGCAAGAAGCCAAAGAAGAAGGCATAAGACAAGGAATATGGCTATGCATACAAAAATTGGTGGAACTGGAAAGGTTTGATATGGCAAAATATTTTATGATATCCTTTGGATTTAATAAAAATGAGTGCGAGGGGTTATTAGATAAAAATGGTCTAAACGATAAAATGGATGTATTTATCAACCGATTATTTAACGAAAATAATCATATAAGGTATTTGAAGGATATAGGATATCATAAGATAGGTAGTATATTTAAATATAATACCGGCATGGAGAAAATAGAATTGGAGGTAATAGAGATTGATGATAGCAGTTGTGATGGATGTGTATTTAATAACAGGGGTTATTACTGCATGTATTCTTGTTGTTGCAATATAGATAGGGAAGACAATACAGATGTCATATACAAAGAAGTAAAAAGATCATGAGTTTAATAGATAAATTAGAGGATTTGGTGGTCAAGGTAGACACCGAATACCAAGAGAAGATGGAGGCGGTGATCCGGGAGATAGTTCCGGGGATGCCGGAAGGGAACGTGCGCCATGCCGCCGAGTGTATGTGTACGGACAGGATGGGGAGCATGATGGATATCGATATTTATATATTAAAGGAAGAGGATAGACCTTACGAATGCCATTATCTAAAGGATCTGCTGGAGGATAGGGTAGCTAGAATAGCCAAAATGCATGAGGATGAAAGTTATACATACAATATGGATGATAATTATTGGTGCGCCACATGTGGATCCCATTCTCATAAAAAGGATTCCAAGACAGGGTATTGTTGGTATTGCGATACAGTTAATTGGGTTAAAGAGGATGGGAAGGATGTTGGAATATAAAAACAAGCAATTATATAACAAGGAGGAATAAACATGGGAAGAGGTGTTAATACAGGCGCCTTGTCTCCGGTCGGCGGTATCGGGGAAATACGAATGCGAGCAAACCTGCGAAAAATAGTGGCGTACAAAGATTTCGCGAAACAGATGGTCATGGCACAATACGAATGATAGAGGAGATTGGTGATTAAAACATTAAATAACATTAAACATGAAAAAGAGTAGAAGAATTGTAAAGAAAATGAGCAAGAAGAGCCTTATCAACAAGAAGGCTCTTCGGTATATTATCGCAAACAGTAATTTATGTAAACATGCGATAAGAGAATTGGAATTAGCCGGATATAGCAAAGAAGAGGACGGTCCTAACAAATGGATGCGCGAACAGGTAATAGAAGCTGTCGCGCTGTTCTCTTCTCATGGTAACAGCGGATTCTCGGCACCATTTGAAATCAATCTCGTCAAGAAACTTTGCAGTTTTGATATAATCTCTCCTTTGAGATTTGACGATGGCGAATGGGAAAAAATAGGCTTAGACGGGAGTTGCCAGAATAAAAGAAAATCATCGATATTCAAAGAGCCGGACGGGAGTATCCATGATGTTGATGCATTTTCAAAAGTTCCTGTAAAAAAGTTTTTATTCGCCACTCGAACGTGGACGGAGAACATCCATAAGATAGGATGGATAGGAGGGTTGTTTGAGACGGACGAAAACGGAATACTCACTGGAAGATATTTTGGTAGATGTAATGTAAAAGACTATCAGAACGGATATATGCCAAAAGGCAAGAAAGAAATACCATGCAGGGAGATAGAGATATCGCCGGACAATTGGATTATGACAGTTGAATCAAACAATGAGGCTTTGATTGAATTGTCAAAGATTTATGATATAGTCTGGCGACAATGCCCTTGCTTGAAAGGCATAATGAATACCAACGTTACACCGGAACTTGAAAGATTGGCATGCGAACAAATGAAGGGATAAACAATGAATGACAAATTTGTAGACATGCCGAAATGCATGGCGGACAAATACGAAACCGCCGACTTTATTGCCAGCGATCCCGTCCAGTTCCCAAGGCGGTATTCCGGGCGGGACGCGGAGGTCAGTGGGTTCATTACTTCGTGGCTCTCGTTCGGGAATCGAAAGGCGATCATCGGGGCGGCGGAGATGAGGAAATGTCTTGATAAGATATTTGATTTGGCGATTGATGAAAGGCTTAAATAATTAAACACAAAATCATATAAGATGATAACTTCTATAAGGATAGACGACAACAAGAAGACTCCATTTAAATATATCCAAAAGATAAAAGCGTTCAAAAATGGCTCTGAGTTTATATTCAAGCCCGGCGTGAATGTGATTGTAGGCAAGAACGGGAGCGGGAAATCAACCCTCCTGAATATGATATCGAAGTACATGTTGTGCGAGAAAAAGATGTGTTCTGAATTACCGTCAGAAGCATTGTATTTCCCGGATATATTTGATGATGACAAGGTGCTTGACGGGATCAGTATTAAGTCGGATTATATCGGGAAGGTATTCCATCTCCTACAGCAAACTGAAATGAGAAAGGATGATATATTGGATAATATCAATAATTTAAGTTTGTATATGAATGGAGCATCTAGGTCCTCTGGGGAGAAGAACCTTCATGCCATGAACTCGCTCTTTGATTTTGTGTTTAACCAAGATGAGTATGCGTTTCCGATACAGAAGCTTATGGAATTTAAGAAAAAGTCAAATGAGTTCTGGGCAAACAGGATCGACAATCTTTTAAAATACTACAAAGACAATCATGTGGTATTAATGGAGAAGGATTTTGAGTATACAATCCTTATGGATGAGCCGGACAGGAATTTAGATATTGACAATATCATGGATCTGTACAAGGTATTGTCATTTCATAAACCGCAAACACAAATTATAGCCGTAATTCATAACCCGGCTTTGATTTACAAGTTGAGCAAGCTGGATTGCGTGAACTTTATTGAGATGACAAAAGGGTATTTGAAGAAAATTACTGGTTTTATGAATAAAAAATAAGAAAGGAGATGAGAGAAGAATTGAGAACAATAGGATCAAAAGGACGCCATGTGTTTACAGCAACCTTTGTTAGATTTGGATTTAGGAATGGATACATTGGACCTGTAAAAACGATGCTTTTACAAGATGTGACACTTGATAGCAAAATAGTATCAGATCATTTGTGGTTCGATTTAACAAAAGGATTTAGTGGTGCTGATTTATCGCCAGGCGATGTGGTTGAGTTTTGCGCAAGGGTTAGTGCTTACGAGAAAGGATACAAGGGGCACAAGGATGATGTACTTAATAGACCGATAGAAAGAGACTATCGATTATCAAGACCGACAAAAATTAAAAAGATCGGGAAGAAATTAATATTAAAAGATGAGGGGAAATAATACATGATAATTATATGCCTAAAAAATTTATAATTTATTAAAATATAATGATATGAAAATTCAAGTAGAATTAAATTTGGAAGATGTATTCGAGGAAGCTATGTGCAATGAAGCGACGTTGAAAGAGGAGTTTACCAGCTCGGTCAGGTTAGCCGTAGTACGTGAGCTTAAAGAAAAGTTCAAGAATGAGTTAATGAGGGAAATATCCAATCCGATATCAGAGAAGATTGAGGATATAGCGAGAGAATCAATGAACGATCTTGTCGAGAACGCCAGCGAGAAGAAATATAGATTCAGGTTAGATTATATGGATGAGGAGTTGACAGTAGACGAGTTTATAAGAGGCATGATGAAGAAAGTTATAGGCAGAAACATCGAGACAATGGTAGAATCAAAAGCCAAATCTTTTGTCAATGAGTTAAGGAAAAGGTATGATATGGCGTTCGCTGCCTTTGTCGTAGATAGCATGAGAAAGCAAAATATGTTGAAGGATGAGAAGATAGCTGAACTGTTAAAAGATAATCCAGATGAGAGGTAGGGAGGATGCCAAAGGAAGGCGGCGATCGGTGCTCATGACACCGCCCGTACCGGAGAAGGTCAGGGTATTATCCCCGGCATGGTATAGGGCGGCAGTGGAGTTTCAAGGTAGGCCGGAGCAGGAGCGACTAGCCTTTTGCTCGTGGTGTTGTTGTCATGGAGGGTGTAATTTGTGTATGGATATAAGCAAATACAATATAAAAGGGCTTAAGATATATGGAGGATAAGGTGATTATATACCATTTTACGATTTTAGTGTAAAATGGTATATAATCACCTAAGCGTATTAACTATTAATAATGTTTATTTAATTTAATTCAAAAACAAAATGTCTACTTTTGTAGACACATAAAAATTACACATATGAAAAAGAGTAAATTTGTAAAGGAGTTAGAGAGGATCATCGATATGGTTAAGACCGGGGATGATGGTTTCGAGTATGGTGGTAAAGTCATTTTCTATAAAGAAGATGATGATGACTATGAAATCTTGGTAAAGAACATCGAGATGAATCTTATGGTAGAGGCCAATACTATGGCTAGTATGGATGATAGGACTTTCGCCTGCCTTATGGGTGAGGTCTATAAACAAAAGTTTACAAAGGCTGTAACGATATCGGAGGATGAGGATGATGAAGACAATTGATAAGATGACCGATCAGGAGATATATGATCTTACTGATGAGCAGGTAGAGAAATTGATCGTAATAAGATGTGCGGAGGAAGGTGTCAGGTTTATGGATGAGCCTCCAATCATGAGGACATATGACTGTAAACCTATTTCTCCATCCCATTTCTTCTACTATTTAGAAGAAATGAATATAGCCGTTCTTGATCAGGATGATGCTATTAAAATAGCTAAGTTCTTAAGTGACTTTGATCTGTACAGGACTAGATATGATTTCACCGTATCCAATGAAAAGCTATACAGCAAATTGGATATAATTAATATCAAACATACTCCGATGTTTGATACGAAAGACGAGGAGACCTATAAGTCTATCAAGGATAAGAACGATAAGATTGAGGCGGAATATAAAGACCAGCTAGAGAGATATGAGAGAAATATGAAGAAAATGAGTAAAATTCGGGCCGAGATATGGGATAAAGTAGCCGATATAAGACATAGGATTGATAATATGAACTATCTTAGGTCGCTTTTTGCAAGGGAATATCTACCACTGGTGGATAATGATACGGATAAGGCTATGATATTTTTCAAGAAGGCTTATGGCGTGGATGATGATACGGAAAGATATATTCGTGAAGGAATAAAAGATTATCCTTTGTTTAACAATAATATAGATTAAAATGCACAATTGGTTTAAATGTACGGTTTCTTATGAGACCGATGCCGAGAACGGCATGAAGAAGAAGGTAAAGGAAGAGTATTTAGTAGATGCCTTTTCTTATACCGAATGTGAGGCTAGAATCATAGAGGAGATGAAGCCATTCATATCCGGTGAGTTTAGCGTTGATATCAAACGATTCAGGATAGCGGAATTGTTTGCCATGGATGGAGACCGGTTCTATAAGGTCACGGCTGATTATATTACGATAGACGAGAAATCGAACAATGAGAAACGCAAGGCGTTTAACTACATCGTTCGGGCCAATAACCTTGATCATGCCAAAAAGAATTTCGAGGAAGGCATGAAAGGAACCATATCAGATTTCGTTGTCACTTGTATCAAGGAAGAGAAGAAACTGATGGACTTCTACGAGTTTGATGGTAAGATCAGGAATCCGGAGAAAAATGAGGATAGTAGGCAGTAAAGCTAGCTACGAAACCACGTCGTCCATAGCCGAGAAGTTGATGGAGATAAGTAAAATGGAGGGTACGATTTATCGTATCCTCACATTGTCTAACAAAACTTATCTAGCTTCTAAATTAGGATATAGCAGATCGGGGTTCTATAAGAAGATACAAAACAGGAGTTTTAATATCCGGGAACTAGCTCAGATATTCGATACGATCATCAACTTCAAGGATCAAGATTGGACTGAGGGTAAGATTAATAGGCTTAAGAGGTATAGGGCTATGAGCCTTATGGAGTTCAACAAAAGTTATAAAAAGAAAAAGGCATGAGAGGTAGGATGTTACCGTGTGAGAGATGTGGGAGGATGGTAACCATAAGGAGTAAGGGGTTGTGTCCCGCGTGCAGAGCCAAGGAGCTACCGCCAAAGGAAAGGGCGGCGATACGGGTGAAGGCCAAGCCAAAGGGGAAGAGCCTAGCCGTTTTCTTTGGCGCCCATGTGGCTAGATTGAGTATGACAAGGAGATCTGCTACCGGCGCATACATACCATGCCCGGGGGTAAGCAACATATGCCACTTATACCCTAAACGGAAATATAAATCAGTTGCCGAGGATAATGATAACATTATCTACTTGACGGCTGATGAGCATACAAGATTCGATTATCTATTAGATACGATGGATTTCAGCCGGCTCTTGGACGAGTTTGGCAACGTATGGCTGTTGGCAGCCAGACGGATGAGGGATCTCGCACCTAAAGTCGAGGAGGATGGTAAATTAAAAACCAGATTATTATCATGGATAGAAGAAAACAAAGATTACTTTTAGACCTAGGATATAAGGCTATAAGTGACACAGTATATAGTTATGGGACGATCATAGAAGTCATAAGCGATCAAGAATTGTTTGATGAGATGAAAGTTCGTTTATCCGAGAGACACAATGTGGCTATTGCGGATGATGGAGAGATAGGATGTTCGGCTTTAGGCAAGATTTTAGGCAAGATAAAGGACGAGAATGCGTCGTCATATTATTGGCGATCATCATTACCAGTATTAAGATCATATCATACAGATCCTAAATTTACCGCTTTCTTTGGCATATTAGACGTTTTATCAACGGTCCCGAAGAAAGATATGGTCGAGGAGGAAAAGCCTGTTGAAGAGCCTAAAAACGAGCCTAATGAGGAGATGGAGGTTGAGTATGATCTGGAGACAGAGCAACAGTATTATGCCGCTGAATGGATAAAGGATATCCCGACACCTGTGTTATATAGAATGACTGTCGCCGGCAAACGTGTGTATTATGAGATGGATGTTGATGGGTATCCTATCATATACGATGGAGCCACTAACAATATCGCCAATGGGTATTGTGATACGTCCGGAGCCTTGGAGAAGTGGAAGAATGAGATGAGGCTCAAGGGTAAGGATCCTAATGAGTACGCTAACTACAGGGCTGATCTGGGTACTATCATGCATTATCTATTTGGGTTGTATCTGACCGGGGTTAACATAAAGCTGATCCCGACATGGATCAGGAAGGTGGTCAAGGAAGCCAAGCTAAGAATAGACAAGTATAGGATGGAGCGGATATTAGTGGATAACATTGATGAACTGATAGAGGATCTGATATCATTTGCCATATTCTGCAAGGAAAGACATGTAAAACCTGTATTGATCGAAAAGATGTTGAGGTCAAGGAGATTGAAAGTAGCTTCTTCGGTGGACGCAGTGGTGGAGATGGATGGCGAGCCGGAGATGGTGGAGATAGAGGTCGAGACAGGAGAGTTCTATAAGACGGGAGCCAAGAAAGGTCAGCCTAAGACGGAGAAAAAGAAGATAAAGAGATGCAGGAGGATATTCGCTATATTGGACTTCAAATCAAACAGGAAAGGCAATTTCTATGACGAGTATGCTTTCCAACTTGAGTTATATAGAAGAATGATATTAGAGAACTATGGAAAGATATTGGAGATAGAGGAGATATATAACTTCGCTCCGGGTGATCCTACCGCAAAGACCAGCCAATATAAGTTGAAGAGACAGACTGACAACCCTATATTGAATATGGCTACCGTAGTATATCTTCAAGGAAAGTATAAGTTCGAGAAAACTAATTATACGGTTACATCAAGAATCGGATCCTTAGATATAGAAGGCGAGTTTGATGTTAATAAGTTGGTAAGGAAAGAGCCGCTGAGGGACTATATATATAGAGTCATGAATGAGAGGAGAGGGTGATGGAATTTAGGGAGTTCAATAAGAGCGTTCATCGGTATGAGCTGGATCATAGCAAACCAAGGAGGAAGCTGACGTGCCCGCAATGCGGCAAGGATAAGTGTTTTACGCCGTACGTGGACGTAACCACCGGTCAGATCGTTGGAGAGCAGTTTGGGGTGTGTGATCATAAAAATAAATGTGGTTACTTTAAATATCCAACAGGGAGCGAACTTGGGAACAATGATCTTTTTACCGATTCAAACAAAGTATTAAGGAGGTACAGACCTCCTATGGATCCGGATATAGCCAACTGCATTCCGGTAAGCAAGATGTTTGAGACGCTTAATCCTTTCGAGACATCCGATCTTCAGGATTATCTATCCAATATCTTCGGATCGTATCATACCAATAGGGCATTTAGCTTGTATAAGGTGGGGATGATGAGATTCGGGGACTGGGGTAAGTGCTGTGTGTTCTGGCAACTGGATAAGAATTGGGTAGTGCGGACCGGGAAGATAATGGACTACGGGCCTGACGGGAAGAGGGTAAAGGTTCCCATGGATCATGTATGTTGGGTGCATATACTGGACGGTCAGGATTACCTGCTTAGGCAATGCCTGTTCGGGGAGTTTCTTATCAACTTCTATCCCAATGACGCTCCGGTGTATATAGTAGAGTCAGAGAAGACGGCTGTTATCTGTAACATCGTGTACCCTAGTAGGTTGTTTATGGCCTGTGGCGGTATCCATATGCTGAAAAGGGAGATGATAGAGACATTGGGTAGGAGGCGGATAGTCCTGTACCCGGATAAGGGCGACGCTTTCAACGAATGGAGAAAGAAGGTAGACAAGGATATGAGGGGGATGAATATAGAGATAAGTAATTTTCTAGAATCAAAACCCAATATAAATGAGGGAATGGATATAGCGGATTATTTTATTATTAAACAAATTTACAATGGCAAAGGTAGTTGACAATTACAAGAAATTCAAGGTGCTTGAAATAACAAGACAGGAGATGATGGATAAGCTCACCAGATATGGGTGCTTAGGTATTTGCGATATGTGTAACAGACCTACATCCGTGGGCTATTATGTAGCAGTAATCAATCAATGGATGTGCGAGGACTGTTATAATGATTTCATCAAATCAGTTGACAGGTATGAGGAGGATATGAGAATAGAGAACAGGAATTTTAATAGATTCTGTGATCTATTTAATGTCAAAATACAAGAAAAGGCATGAGAGAGCTATCTTTAGCCCAGAAAGCTATGTTAAACGGATCCGTATGCCCGTATTGCAAGGCCCCATCCACTATGATAAATACGGTGGAGGGAAAGCAAGTTGGGTGCGAGAAGTGTGGGGCTTGGATGAGATCCGATTCTACGGGTAAACCTGTAGGTAGGTTAGCCAAGCCGGATCTCCTTAGGTCTATGGATATGGTAATGACCGAGATCAACGTATTCTTAATAAAAACAGGACATGATAGACATGATCTTTACAAAGAACTATCCGGTGAGCTTATGATACCGGAGGAGCATATATCCCCTTACAAGATGTCTTTGCCATCATTACTTAAAATCATGAGACATATCAAGACATATAGTGATAATCGGATACAGATATATGATGGAGGGAGGGGGAATAACTGCCCTAGGCATAAGGCGATAGCGATAGGCGGTAGCGCATGCCACGGATGTCCGGAGCATCTATTCCATGTAGTGGATAAGGTAACTGACTTGGTGGTGTGTGACGCTGACATGAGTTACGGTGATTACAAAAAATAATTATTAATAAAAATTGACAGAACATGAAAGTAATTTTCATTCACAAACAGACAGGGTTTTATGTAGGAGGATCAGTGTTTAACAAGACATGTGGTTTTTACAAATGCAGAGATAAGATGATAGAAAAAGGCATAAGCGAGGATAAGGCCAACATGCTTATTGATATAATAGGTCCGCACTTATGTGTGTGGGAAATAAAAGATGGGGATGATCCTTACGAGAGCATGAGAAGCAGACTCGGAGATAAAGCCTCATATTTAGATGGAGAGGATATTATCGTAGAGGATTATAATTATGATGAGGAGGACGAGGATGGGGAGATCGACTGAATATTACAGAACACATCCGGAAGCCAGAAAGAAGAAGGCTGAGACGGATAAGAAGATCAACGCCAGACCTGAGCAGAAAGCCAAGAGACGGGAGTTGGGTCGCAAGAACTACAAGACCGATAAGCTAAAGGGTAAGGCTTATCGGAAGGGGAAGGATCTATGCCATACGGCTAAGGGGTTAAAATATAAATCAAGATCAGCTAACAGAGGATCTAAATCCGATACGGCTGGCGATAGAAACGCAAGAGGATGAGTGAGGATAGGATATGGAGGTCATCCAAGGAGATTATCATGGATGCCTATGAGAGGATAAGAAAGTATCAGTCGGGAGAGCTTCTCCCGGCTCGTACTGGATACGCTTATCTTGACAAGGCGTTACTGGGCGGGTTCTACCCACAACATGCGGTGGCTATAGGCGCTAGGCCCGGAGTTGGCAAATCTTATCTGGCGCAAAAAATCATGAGCAATGTGATGAATGTCAATATCAATCCACAGGCAGATGATTATGTATGGTTAAGATGTGAGTTTGAGATGAACCCAGAAGATTTGATGTTACGTTCACTATCAAAAAAAATGGGGAAAGACATACAAGATATACTCCTTAACGAGATGTCAGAAGATGAGGTAAAAGAAATGCAGAGATGCCTTAGAGAAGAGAACTCTAGCAGAATAACATACATCCCTAAACCATCAACCGTAGATGAGCTTCAAAACTTTCTATGGAATGAGTATATGCCAATAAACAAGGATAAGAAAATGGTATTCGTGTCTATAGATCATACGGCTCTAGTACAAGGTTCAGGAGACGCCAAAAGAAATATCGACTCGTTGATAACCATGTGTAATATCGCTAAAAGAACTTTTCCTAATATTTTCTTTCTTATAATATCCCAACTCAATCGTGATATCGAAGGACGGCGGGATCCAAAGGATCATATGCCAAAGCAATCTGATTTTTATCAATCAGATACATTGGGACAGTTATGTACGGCTATGGTAGCGTTAAATATACCGAAAAGATACGGGTACTCCTCATACATGCAATTTCCGCAAGGATGGTATCCTAATCTGGAACGTTTCAAGAGCGAGTCAAGACGATCCTTCCGTGTGGATGGATTATTGTTCCATCATATCGTAAAGGTCCGTCAACGGTCATTAGAGGAGATTGATGCGATACATGTAGATATCATGAAAGGATATGAGCGATATTATCCTGATGGAGGGGTGGTGCGCCAAGAAAGACCGGGAGGCTCGGACGCCCCAGTGGGTAGCGGCAAGCCGGACACGACTGTGGTGACGCTACCGCCCCCGCCTCCCAGTATCCCGTTGGAGCAACAATATATACCGCCCAGTGATGATTTCAATGTAGTACATGACGAAACACCTTATTAAGCATGAGATTGAGAAAAAATTTTTTGCTTGTCATCATAAAAGGGATGGAGATGTTATTAAAAGCCAATTTCTCCACCGAAAACAAGATGGGCATACGAGAGATCATATCCTCATTAAAGGAAATGGCCGAATACAGTATCAGGTATATCATAAACCGGGACAGGGAGAAGGAGATCATGAGCATCTGTGATGAGGTATCCAATAAAGTACAGGAGTATAAAAGAATGAACGATAACTCAATGGTATTGGAATTGGAGAACTTGAAGCGGGAGGTAGTGGCGGTAGAGGATCTTCTTAGCTCTTACAAGGGCGTTCTTGACGCCGAGCTGGTGATAGCCGAGGATGATATCAGGATCATACGGGATAAGATAGCTATAAGTTTGAGGGAGGACGGGACATGCAAGAGCATGACTGACGCCGATAAAAGGGCTAGGGTGGACGTAAGATACGAGAGGGCGTTAGAGGATTATCGAATCCTTCTAAGATGCGCCAATACGGTTAGGGCTAAGATGTCGGTTGTAGGGCATCTTAACCAATCTATAAATCAATCTATATCAGTTGGTAGGGTTGGTATGGCTAATGAATCTTATACAGTAAAACAATATGAAAAAGGGAAAGAGATTATCGAAAGCAGACGCCCTTAGGGTGTTGAGAAGAGCTTACAATCTAATAAAGAATGATAATTATGCGTTTATATGCATAGCAATAGAAAGGACAGCGGTTGAATTATCACTTGCTGAAAGATCATGTGTGGCGTGTTATCTTATACCAGAACTGAAGATGTTCAAACCTGTAAACAGAAAAAATGGAGATTTTTGGTTTCATTCATCAAAGAAAAACATAAGGTTACATATAATAGATACGCTAATAGATATATATAACGGAAATGATCATCCCGATATAGTCGAGAGGGTAGCCAGAAAGATTAGGTCAATATTTTAACTTATTTACATATGTATATAAATTTTGAACAGATGATGACATCAGGATTAACGATGTCTGATGTTGGATATCTTTTGATGATCCGGCAAAAAGAAGAGATGGCTAACACCATTCCAAAGGAGAAAATAGATAGTTATAAAGCATCTGGTTATATTGAGCTTCAGAAGAATGGGAAGTGGAAGATAACGCCAAGGGGAGGATCGCTGCTGATGCTGATAGAGACACCCGGTCTGACACCGGAGGTCGAGGGGATCCGGGACCGTATCGTTGGGGTATATAACGATATGGGTAAGGATACAGGAGCTATCAAGGAGGTGGAAAAAAGGCTTATCTGGTTTGTGGCTAACACCAACTTCAAGGAAGAACCTATAGTAAGGGCCGTAATATCTCACATAGATCTTAAACGTGAATATACGATGAGATTGGATAACTTGATCTGGAAACCATCAAATGTGTATAGCGTGCATATGAGTTTATCGGAATCAACGTTATTCGATACGATCATAAAAATGTATGGCATGACGTCTGACTTGTATCTTAGGGAGAACAAGAACAATGAGCTGGCATGGTTGTTCGCCATAAGCCGGCTTCCGGATCCCCCAAAGAGAATGGATAAGGAATACGCTATCACAGGCGATGTTAAGATGGATATCGAAAGGATATCGGATATAAAAAAAGAATTAGGTAGAAGATTGAAAATGTCGATTTAGATTATGGAAAAGGATAAATTATTGAGAATGATAAAAGAGGTGATATTCGAAAAGGTAGGTGAATTTAATGGGCTTAATCATCCTGAATCGATAACCAATAATGATGAGCTGGGCGCGGATATGGCCTTGGATTCCCTTGATTTCGTGGAAGTCGTAATGGAAATGGAGAAGAGAACTGGTAGATGTATACCTGATGAAGTGCTTGATGTCAAGCCTTATTACGAATTGACGGTAGGAGAGCTTACAAATATGTTGTACAATTATTTAAAGGATTATGAAAAGAGATGAGTTATTGGAGATAGTGAGGGAAGAGATATTCGAGAAAATGCATGAGTTCAATTACATTAATAATATAGAGGTAATTGACGATGTAAGAGAAGACAGTAATTTGTCATCCGATCTAACTATGGATCCATTTGATTTATTAGAGGTATTGATAGGGATTGAAGAAAAGATGGATATAAGGATATCGGATGATGTCTTTGGCGATAAATCTGTCGATGAACTAACTGTAGGGATTTTTGTGGATATGTTGTACGATTGGCTTGAGAGTAAGTAATGGACTTCGGATATGATGATTGGGAAGAGGGGCTAGAGACCCCTCTTGTCGATGATTGCGATGACGATTACAACGAGGAGGACGAGTATGATTTCGGCTAAAGAACTAAGGATAGGGGATCTTGTAAAAGACAAGGCTGGCAATATATGGAGAGTAGGGTGCGTTACTGGTATGCGTAATGAAAGTAAGTCATTGATCCTTGAATGTGAGGTTGATGATGGGATAATGAAATGGTATTCCGGGGAAGATGATGTCATACCTATTGAGATAGATGATAATATACTTGATACTATCTATTTCAAGCGTGATAAGGGGCGGGATGTATATCGAGGCTATGGAATATCTATAGAGATTTTTGATGATGGGTATTATCTTGGGCTTAGGGATCTGGAAGACGATCTAAGCGATCCTATTCAGATTAAGAATCTTCACCATCTACAAAACCTGTTAATGGACCTATACGGACATGACATAAAAATAGATAAGCTTTATGGTAATACCGGAGAATAACTTATTATGTAAGGTTATAAACGGAGAGAAGGTTCTCGCCGCCTCTTACTCGCAGATAGACACGTTCATCCAGTGCCCATATAAATGGTATAAGACTTACGTGGAGGGTCACAGATCCACGGAAAAGCACGAAGCTACGTCATATGGTACGGTTATCCACCAGACAATGGAGTATTTCTTCAAGAACGGATGCAGACCTTCTTATGAGGATATGAGTAAGGCTTTCAATTACTACGCCGATATAGAACAGATCCCTTTTGATAGCGTAAAATCCCAGATCGAGTCTATGCAACATGCGGCTAGGCTAATAAGATGGATTGTGGGGTTGTTTGAGAAGGATGCTGCTGGCAATTATAAGAAGGCATGGTCTGATCTTACGCCAATGGAGAAGGTGGTCCGGGGGTCGAGACCGGCCGGCGTGGAGGAGAGCTTCGTCCTGCCCTATAAGCTACCCAAGCCACTTACCTTGGATGGCGTGACGTACGATAAGGTACATATCATAGGATCGGTGGACTGGCGTGGAGAGTATAAGACAAAGGACAGGATAGCCATGTATACGATAGACTGGAAGTCCGGGAGAAAGTTATTCGATGAAGACAAGCTGCTTCATAATCTCCAGCATCCGATATACGCCTTCTACATACTGAGAAAGTACAAGGTATTGCCGGATATGTGCAGCTATTTCTTTACCCGCATGCTGGACAATCAGAACGTGAAGGTAGATAAGGAGAAAGTAGAGAGATCTGTCAAGGAACTTAACGATATTCTCCTTGACATGTATGATTTCGAGACAAATAAAATAGATAGCTATCAAGCTCACGTTTGGGACGATGCCAAACAAGGGTATAAGTACGAGAAGCGCTACCTCATGGGACGCCAGCCGGCCTGCCTTGAACCCCGCCCCAAGCCCTTGTGTTTTTGGTGCGATTTCTCGATCCACAAACAAGGGACATGCAGGTACTCATCGGATTGGGATGAGTCAAAAAGAAAGAATAAAAAAGATTAACTTTATTAAAAAGCCTAGGTAAATATCTAGGCTTTAATTATATTTGTGTCAATAAATAAATGATTATGGATAAAAACGAAAGAGAAAAACAGGTATTGGATCTTCTGATGTCTAGAAAGGATATTAGGAAATTGGTAGAGAAATCAAATGAATGTTATTCTAAAATGGATTTCGTTGGTGCCATGAAATGCCGGCAGGAGATAAAGGATATCGTAGACCGGGAATCGAAGATCATGTTGACAAAAAGCGAGTCTTTGGTGAGTTTGATGAATAACGCTGATAATGAATATAAATTCAATATGCTGGTATGGCTACATTCCATGATGTGTATGGCGGATGTATTTAACGGGATATTGGAGGATTTCAAGGATGGGGTAAGAAAAGCCAATGGCAACTCCAAGTTCGTTAAGTTCGATAATCTGGATCGGTTAATGACAGAATGTAAGAAGGAGATTGATTACCTGATGAAAGGCACAAGTAAATCGTTCCAGATATCCTTCGCCGTAAGGAGCGATGAAATGAGAGAGATGATAGAGAATATGGTAGGGGATAATATCCGTGAGGGGTATGACGTGTTCAGTAAGGAGGCAGAGATGGTTAATGAGACGGATAGGGACAAGATCGAGGAGTTTAACAAAAGTCTGGCTCATGAATAAACACATATCAAGATGGCATATAAATTAAGATCATATCAAGAGGAATGCGTTAAAAGCATTTCAAGTTATATAAATTCCGATAGGAATGATCCGGTATTGGTTATAGGCCCAGTAGGTTGCGGGAAATCCTTGTTGATAGCGGAAGCGGCCAGATTGATGGGAGATAAGACACTGGTCTTACAACCATCAAAAGAATTGCTACAGCAGAATTATGATAAGCTTACATCATATGGCATACCGGCTACCATCTACTCCGCCTCCTGTGGCAAGAAAGAACTATCTAACATGATATACGCCACATTAGGATCTGTCAAGAAAGTTATTGGTCAGCTTAAGGAGATGGGGATCAGGAACGTATTGATAGATGAGGCTCATGCCGGGTATAGCCCGGAGGATGGTAGCGAGTTTATGACATTTATGAATGAATTGAAACCGAAAAAGGTGATAGGATTTACGGCTACTCCATGCAGACTTAAGTCTATGTCAATAGGACAAGTATCATACTCTCAACTTAACTTCATAACCAGAATGAGACCGGTGTATTTCAAGAACCTGATCCATGTCATACAGGTGGAGGAGATGATAAGACAAGGATTCTGGACACCTCTTAAGTACGAGACATGGGATTTCAATGGAGATGCCCTTAAACTTAATTCTAACGGCTCCGAATATACGGCTGAGTCTATTAGTGAGGCGGTGAGAAAAAATGGCTTAAACAACCTTATTTTACGTCGGTTGATGGTATTAAAAGACGTATGCAGATCTATACTGGTGTTTATGGATTCTGTTGAGAGCTGCAATACCGCCGCCGAATGGATGAACGCAAAGATATGCGCTGGCATGGCGGAAGTGGTTCACGGAGGCACGCCAAAGAAACAGCGGGAGGCTATAGTCGAGGGGTTCAAGTCAGGTAAGACGAAGGTAGTGTTCAACTATTCCGCCCTCGGAACCGGATTCGATCACCCAGGACTGGACTGCGTGATAGTAGGAAGACCGACATTCTCATTCTCATCGTTTTATCAGTGGCTTGGCAGGGCGGTTAGGATAAAGGACGGTAAGGATAGCGCATTGGTCGTTGATTGTTGTAACAACTCGTCAAGGTTCGGTGATATAAGGAAACTTAGTATAGAGAACTACAAGGGGTATGGATGGGGAATGTTTATCGGCGATAAACTAATTACCAATATTCCGATGGGGGATAAAGTAACGAAAACAGATCTGGATATCAAAGCCGCCAAGAAAGATCGTAGGAGGGGGCTGGCGCAGGGCGTAACCGCCGCCCCTGTTCCAGGAAGACCGGATCATCCCCTTGGCTCTACGTTAATGACATTCGGCAAGTATTGTGGATGGATGTTGCATTCAATTCCGGTATCGTACTTCAAATTCATAAACGAGACATTTGACTGGGATAATGATAGGAACAAGGATATAAAAGAATACATAGATTTTTTAATCAAAAACAATAGATTATGACAGGATGTATATATCATGAGGCTGACCTTGACGGAGTAATGTCAGCGGCTATAGTAAAAAAGTATTTCAAAGGGGACATTGATCTTCTTCCTTACAATTACGGCAAGGAAATACCTGACGTGAATAAATATGATAAGGTATTTGTAGTTGACGTATCATTTGGCGATAGAACGAGATTCTTATTCGACGAATGGGAAGACAAGGGGATAGATGTCACATGGATAGACCACCATAAGACGGCGATAGAAGCTGTGAAGGACTATAATGTCAAAGGCAAAAGACGTATCGGAACGGCGGCTTGTGAGCTTACGTGGGAATATCTTTTCGATGATATCGAAACCCCTGACGTGGTAAAATTATTGAGCGCTTATGATGTATGGGATCATGATCGCTTCGAATGGAGTGACGTTCTTTCATTCCAATATGGGATGAGAGGGTATTGCGGGCTTGACGTTGACATGGTCAGGGAGGTGCTAAACAAGGCAAATGGTGAGTTTGTTTCCGATATGATAAGAAATGGCGAGGCCATAATAGAGTATATCATCGAGAAAAACAGAGGAGAAATGAAGATGTTCTCATTCGAGGCAGATATATTTGGATACAAGGCGATATGTATGAATACTACGGAGTTTAACTCCACCACATTCGAGTCTATGTACGATCCTAGAAAACATGATTTGATGATGCCATTTTGCTGGAACGGCAGATTCTTCAGATGCTCGTTCTATACCACCAAGAAGGAGGTGGATGTCTCGGCGCTGGCACGCAAGGCCAACCCATGTGGAGGAGGCCATAAGGCGGCTGCCGGATTCCAGCTTAGCGTGGAGGATATGATGGGATTTTTGAAAGAAAGGAGGATGTGATATGGTAGGGTTGATATCTATTATTATAATAACAGTAATCTCCTTTGCCATGATGATGGAGGGATGGAAAAAATATGATTCACAAAAGTTTTACACAGGGTTGCTTGTAATAGGCATAAGTATCATAATGATATTTCCAGTAATGCAATATAATATGGAGAATATGAAAAACGTGTATAAATTTAATAAACTTAACGAGATGAAGCTAGATGATTACGGTTTCGGTTTATTCGAGTACAATGGCGCTCTTTATTTCAAGGAGGCAGATGAAGGGAGATGCTTTGATGTGAGAAGCGGAAATGAGGTTATTATCGGGAAAGATAAGATTGTAACGGTCTTGGAGGATTGATCATGAGAAAGCTTAATGACACCAACAGGACAAGGAAGAGGAGCGTACGGCACTCATGGATAAAGGCGGGTCCGGGGATCCAACGCTGCGCTATTTGCGGAATTACGAAGCGAAGTGAGTATATAGACGGGAAGACCTCGCATTGCGTATATCTATCATCTGGTGAGCTTTATTCTATGACAGGAGAGACACCGGAATGCAGGGATCTTAGTGAATTTTATTAATAAAACAAAAAGGAGTTTGAAATGAAAGAGGAATTTAGCAAATACGACAAGGTTGTTTATGATGGTGAGGTATTTGAGGTACTTGAAACCGCCGACAATACGGGGATAATGAAAATAGAACCGTTATTTGATGAGACATATAAATTTATTTGGGTTGATGAGGAGATGGTTGTCTCGTTAAGCAGGGCTATCAAGTTAAGGCTTATTGATGATGAGACGGCAGATGAGGCGATGAATTTCGGGAAGCCAAAAATAGGAGACGCGGTGGTGGAAAGCGGACCGCTTGTAGGGAAAGACGGCAGCGGCAAGGACGACCGGGCCGACGGCAAGCTTCGGTGGGATCTTCTTCCTTTGGCTGAGATAGAGGATATCGTGAGGGTATATACGGAAGGAGCCAAGAAGTACGCTGATAACTCATGGCAAGATATACCTGATGGATTCAATCGTTATCTAGGCGCACTCATGAGGCACTTGGTTGCTTACACGAAGGGGGAGAGATATGATAAGGAGGGATTTATGCATCTATCCGCCGTATGCTGGAACGCCATAGCGTTATTATATTACGATAAACATAACAAAGGGTTAATAGAATGGAAAAGTCAGGAGAAAGAGTAGTAGATGAGAGATTAAGAGCTGTCGACAAAAGAACAGGTAAATACGTTAATGTAATCAAGCGAACTATTGATGATAGCCTATTCCCGATAGTTAAGTATCTCAGTTACAGTTATAATGAATTAAATTATGATTATGTAAAGAATCTGAATTTTGATGTAAACGTAAATTGGGAGCAGCGTAGATATCAGATTGTTAAGGATTTATTATCTAACAATTTCGATGGGAGAAAGATGAGTATAGATGAGGTAGATAATGCTATATTTACCGCTGATATGATTATTAACAGATTAACAACTATTTGAGATGGTAAGAATTGATTTTTTCACGAAGAAAGACGCTGAGTACAGCGACTGCATGCGGTATATTATCGCCAACACATTACAGGAGTATGAGGGTGAGGTCACGTTAAACCAGATCCCGGAGAACAAAGCCACGGAGGAGGAAATATCCAAGTACGGTATAGAGGTATATCCTACTATCATCGTCAGCGGAGATAACATGGATGGCTTTAATAAACTTGAGGGGATGGCCAGAAAAGCTGATCTTATTAACGTCATGTCGTTATACGACAAGAAATAGGCTTATGACGATAAGGGATAAATATTTTGGTTGGAAAGATATATTCTTTGACAGGTTCGTGCATTGTTGTAATGAAAAAAGTGACCAACCACAAGGAAGTAATATACCTCTAGCCAAAATAAACTTCGACAACAAGACAGGATATGTGGAGGACGGGACTATTAATATAGCCGAGCTTCTTCAATATCTTTGGATAAATAATAAGGTCTATAGGTGTGAATATGCACCCATAGATATATCCTCTGTCTTGCAAACATTGATTAGATTGACCGAGAACGCTAAGTTCATATTTGACGACCAACCAGGCATACATGATATGATCCCATATAGAGGTTTTTTTCTTAGAGATGATTTTTTACCCGGGAAAGATTATTCACTTGATTTGGATAAAATAGTGAGCGGGATGGGAGGATGGTATGGGGAGGATGAGGATCCATGTTACTCGATGTTCGTCAGTCAAGATCAGATATGGAACTTGAACCCGATATTGAAGGTATTAGCTGATGAGGGATCTATTCTAGCCAAGGAACTTGGGTATGATATGAACTCATATGTCAGCGATAATGGATACACGATATACAACCCCTACCTCTCGTGGATTAATCATTACTATCATTATTGCCCGACATTTAATGAGGATAAGCTGAAACCTTGGGATAGGGTGGAAGACAGAAAGAATAAATTCAAGATGACGGATAAGGTTAAGAGAGGCGCCAATAATTGGTATTATTCAGGCGGGACTATATCTTGTGTGGATAATTTCTTGGGGAAAGAATACAGGAAAAATCTCCGAACCTTCATATATCGTGGAATAGTATTCTTTTTAGATCGGATATGGCATACACCATTGTTTGAGAAGATGGGTGTGAAAATGAAATACAACGCTTATTATTGTTATGCCGCTACTTCCGGGATATGGTATGATAAGGGATTCAAGGAAAGACTAGCCAAGAGGTTTAACAAGTCGCTGGGCGGCGACGGGGAACTGTTCGGGGCTAACCTAGCCTGCATGGTATGTGACCGTAAGGATATCGATTGGGAGGCGCTTCGTTTTTGGCTTGAAAAATACGATGATCCTACTGATAAGGGTATGGTGAATAGTCCTATCCAATTTATGTATTTATATTTATATTACACTTTTAACAAATAACTTGAAATGAAGAAGATAAATGACTGGGTTATAAAAACATTTGGGTTGAGAGGTTCATGGAGCTGGGCTAAGAAACAGATGTTAAATGGAGCGATCATTAAACGTAAGGCTACTACAGGGACATACAAAATAGCTATTGATAATGACAAGAATAGGTTACTTGTAGCCACATGGGGTCATCTAGATCAAAACCCTGTATGGGAAAGGTGTCCGCATAATTTATCAGATGAAGATGCGGTTGATTATTTTGTCACGGCTCATAAGGAATTATCATATGGAGGTATAAAGATCAGGATGAAAGATGAATTTAATTATAACGATAAAATATCGAAAGCATGAAAAAGATTACCGATAAAGACGTAGAGGCTCTTAAAGCCGGAAAGAAGGTGACAAAAGGTTTTATCCATATGCAATTGGATGATAAGGGAAAATTGAACTTGTGGAGTGATATCAATATAACTGACAATTATAGAAGTCTTAAGATAGACGCTAACAAATTGTTTGATCATGGGATTCTTTCAGAGGAATATGATAAATTGAGAGTTATAAATATAGGACAACAGGGACGAAGGTAATGAAAGTGCATATTATTAATCATCGCTGCGGTGACGATGAAATAGAAGTTAAAAATGGCATACGAGTTTTTGATTGGGTTGGTAATGAGTTTATTATCAATCTAAATAATTTTGGGGAACTGGAAATAAATGGATTGAATGAAGGTTTATGCATTATACCTCAATACGGGAACCAAATTGTCATAAAGAAACAGATTTAAAGCAATGCATGACGCTAAGAAAGAAGCAATATAGGTGATGAAGGGTAGATATGAATTATTTAATAATTAAAACAATTATGGCAAAGAAACAGTTAAAGATCCCGTTTAAGGACGGGAGACCATGTAAATGGGTTAAGGATGTTCATGATGAGGAACGCGATAATTATGAGTTTGATGAATGCCTTGAGATATACGGGTTCGTCCGTGGATGCTCCTCCGCCGTAATGATATTAAGACCGGCAGATGATCATGGGAAGGATTTCAATTATGTCAACAGTATCTATTATCAAGTATTTTTGACAGATAGCAAGGAGATAATACAACATATGATACATGGGGTCATATACGGTAAATGGACTTTTGTTAAAAGGGGAGAAAATTTTGGTATAAAATTGGTTAAGGTCTTGCCGGGGATACACAAATGTATATTACGTATAGCCGAAAAGGATATTTTTGGCCATGAAAGTAAATAAAAATGGAATTTATGAAAGCGGAGAAAAATATGACAGTACAAGATTTGATAGACGAATTGATGCTTGTCAAGGATAAGAGTAAGGAAATAAGGGTTGTTGTAAATACGAATGATTATATAACATCATACCCTGCTTCTTTATTTGATATGTCTATAAAAGAAGGGGAAGATATAGCCAAAGATCATTTTGATAATATAATTACTATAGAATTGTATAGATAAACAATAGACAATATGAAGGTATTATCATTATTTGACGGGATATCATGTGGGTATCTAGCATTACAAAGAGCCGGCATACCTATCGAGACTTACTACGCCTCGGAGATAGACAAGACATGTATAAAGGTAAGTCAAAAACATTTTCCTAATATTATTCAATTAGGGGATGTTAATAACTGGAGAACATGGGATATCCCTTGGAAAGATATAGATCTGGTCATGGGAGGGTTCTGTTGCCAGAGCTTCTCTAGCTCAGGTAAGGGTAAGGGATTTATGGACTCTCGTGGAAGGCTTTTCTTTTGCTTCTCGGACATCGTAAAGCATTTAAGGAAGGAGACCAAAGGTAAGGTCCTGTTCTTGGGCGAGAACGTCCGGATGCGGGACGAGCACCGCTGGGTGATCACCGAGGAGCTTGGCGTGGAGCCGGTGGAGATCGATAGTGCCTTGGTCTCGGCACAGACCCGGCATCGCCTTTATTGGTGTAATTGGCCGGTAGAAATGCCGAAAGACAAGCATATATCATTGGATGATATTCTAGAGCATGACAAGGGTTGGAATCCGGGAGCCATAAGAGGGAGATATATAGGGACCATTGTCGGTAGAAGGATAGGAGAGGACGGGTATCGAAAGGATTGTGACATGGGCATAAAAATAACGCAATGTCTGGAGATAAGAAAAGATAAGAATACCACTCCCATCAAGAAAAGTAATTGCCTGACAACGGTTATGAAAGATAACGTAATCTCATCGTTACCTCCCGGAAGATATCCTAACGCCTTTGACATAAAAGACAAATTCAGATACCTGACCCCGGTGGAGATGTGTAGGCTACAGACATTGCCGGATGATTACCTTGACGGGATAGCCCCAAATACGGCCATGTCTTTAGCGGGCAATGGATGGACAGTGGATGTGATAGCCCATTTGCTAAGGAGCATCGAACGTAAGCAGATAAATGATATTGTAAAGGAATTTCGCAAGATTACTGATGAGCTTATGTTCGGGTCATTAGAAACGGATATAATGTGACATGTGAAGGTAAACACGAGCAAAATGAGACCATACGGAAGAATCAAGACAGTTAAGGGATCTTTATGGAAAAAGGATATACATCCACCGAAAGGGCACAAGAATTGGTGGGATGACATATGCGATCCTGTACCTAGAAGTACTATGAAGCTTAAATTTAAAACAGAGTTAAGAGATGATTATAAACAAGAAATGGTCAATGCCGAACAGCGAGACATTCAGCATAAAACCGATAAGGGAACTTATAGATAAATATCGAGAAGAGGGGATGGTTATAGTGGATCCATTCGCCAGAAACAGCGATATAGGGACAATCACCAACGATCTTGACCCTGATACTAAAGCTATGTATCATAAAGACGCCACAGACTTCCTGCGTGGTCTTAAGGATAATATGGCTGATATGGTATTATATGATCCACCATATTCTCCGAGGCAGGTATCCGAGTCATATAAAAAGCTTGGAGGTGCTGTTAATATGCAAACAACGCAATCTAGTTATTGGGCTATGCAGAAGAAGGAGATAGCTAGGATCACCAAGAAAGGAGGGGTGGTCATTACCTGCGCGTGGAACTCCGGCGGTATAGGGGCCGGGCTTGGCTTCGAGCAGCAGGAGATTCTTCTTGTGGCTCATGGGGGATGGCATAATGATACGATCGTTACGGTAGAGAAAAAGATCAAGGATTAGATGAAAGAAAGGATATTCACCACAAAAGAACAGGGAAGGGTGCTGGTCGAGGCCGGCCTCCCTATCTCTACCGCCAGCGGTTTCAGAGACAAGTATCTGGATCAATTACATTCTATGGAGGATAACGCTGGTCGTATAGGACTGATCGAGGTCGTTACCCCGGATATATTCAACCCTGTTTGGGATGTAGGGACGTTACTGAATTTACTCCCATATGAGATAGAGGGTTGTACATTCGAATGTTATAAGCTAGAACATGCATGGTATGTAACGTATAGAGATATAGATGAGATCCCTATATATTGGAGTAGCGAGAAACTTCTTGTAGACACATTGTTTTCGATGATGATGGAATTACTTAAACATAAGATTATATGAGCATAAAGCAAATAACAAAATTAAGGTACAAAACGAAAGATAAGCCTCCTATGGAAGGTGTTCCTCTTTTAGGATACAACAAAAGATATGACTGTCCGTGGACAGTAGTGTACAGAAGCAAAGACAAGTACTACACTTGTATGAAGTACGACACCGAATTTGAAACATATCCGCCGGAAGAATATGAATATTTATATCCATGAAAATATGAAACAAGTAACAAGAATAAGATACAAAACAGAGGATAATCCGCCTATGGCTAATGTCCCTCTTATAGGATACAGCAAAAAATATGACTGTTGGGTAGCGTTAGTATACAGAAAAGGGGATAACTATTACACCAATATGGAGTGCGATGTTGAATATAAGACATCTCCTCCAGATGAGTACGAATACGTATATCCGTGAGAACTAGAAGGGATATATTTATATTTAAGCATGATTAATATTATTTTTATATTATTCATGCTTTTATTTTTGTTTAAATCTTACTTTTGTATCAACATTAAAAACCAGATTGTTATGGATGGAGACAAACAAAAAGTCAATGAACTTACGATGAGGACGCTGGGTTCTCATTATGGCGGATATGCCTATGTAAAGGTAAAAAATCGTCAAGCTGATGTAAAGATAGATTGGAAGTTGTTGAGAGCTATAGAAGAAGGAGAGGTGGAGATAGACAACGAGAAATACCATCTATCCGGGATAGAGTATGTAGCTAAAAGATATCAGGACATGTTTTACGCTGGTCGTGATATTTATTATTTCAAGGGCATAGGAGGGCATGGGATGACCGATCTTCTTAGAAACGCTATATATGATTTACTAGACACCATAAGTAGTAGAGAGGCTTATCGTAGTGCAGAGCATAAAATGTACGCCCAAATGAATCAACTTACTGAAGCGGGAGCCATGATCAGCTTGGCTATAGAATTACTAACATCTAATATCCGTCATAGTTATGGAGAAATTAATTTTGAACGATATCCAAGACCTGTGGAGGTGGAGGGAGAAGATAAACATTGATGACTTCAAAGAGGATCCTATGGCTGAGGATATGCCATTATATTTCCCGTGCGCCGTCGTATGGCATGTGAATTGGGGTGAGCATGACGCTGATAATTATATATGTTATGGATTTGTTTATGTAGCAGAAATATTAGGGATATGAACATTAAAAAACAGATAATTCTTGACGATAAAGACTATGAGCGATTAGTGCACGATGCTAATCTCAGTAATGATGAGATAAAAAGCAAAATCGCCAGCGCTCTAACCACCGATATAGTGGTTAGTTTCGATTTCGATGTAAATAAAAAGGTTACGGGGAATATGAGGATCGAAAGCGCCACCCATAATCTAGGATATAATGAATATGATAATATCGTAAGGGCTAGAGACGAGAATATTCACCATGCTGTTTATACAGCTATATATGATTATCTTGAGAAAATAAAGAGAGATAATAATGAGCTAAGCGCAAAAGATTGGATATTATTCACATCTATAATCTTATCTATTTTCGCAATGGGATTTGCAGGTGGATGGTTGGTATTTAATTGATTAAATCATGGGTAATTTAAAAGACATACAAGATATAACCGGTCTTACGTCAGAAGCTATATTCAATATACGTAAACCTGTTGATTATATGTGCAGTGATATAGACAGTCATATAAAAGATATCAGGACACAATGTGATTATATTATGGATGGGGACGAGGAGGATGTTAAATATTATTCAAAATCAATCAAATCAGACGTAGATTCTTATTTCGAGGATATACGGTCAAAGGTCGAGAATCTCCGTGATTGGGGAGAGCAGTGGAAAGCATTGGCTAAAGACTTGTTTAATGAGTTGCTGGAAATAGATAGCGATAATACTATAGACAGCTATCTGTCTTATAAGGCATTGGATAAGATTAAGGAACATTTAAAATAAAACTATAAACATGAATAAAAGAAAAACCAAAAAAAGACTCCATTTAAATAATAAAGAATTTCAAATCTTATTTCGTTCAGGCAAGAAATACTTTAGATATGCGATAAATAATCTATGTCTTGCTTTTGGATGTTCTTCATTAGAATATTGGATATACTTCTTTGAAGGTAAAAGAGTTGATGGGAGTATATATTATAAAAGCATTTCACGACTAGTTCTTAGATAATGATAAATTAACAAAATAAATAGACATGAGCAAATTACTATTTTTTGATTTAGAGACAACCGGGGTTAAGTTCTGGAGAAACGGGATACACCAAATAGGAGGGATCGTGGATATCGACGGGCAGGAGACTGAGAGGTTCGACATCCGCCTAGCCCCGAACCCTGCCGCCACGATAGAGCAAGAGGCGCTGGATGTGGCTGGTGTTACCTTGGAGCAAGTGCAGTCGTATCAGCCTATGGAAGAAGGGTACAGGCAGTTAGTTGGTATATTATCCAAATACGTGAATAAGTTCGACAAGAGGGATAAAATGTATTTGGTGGGGTATAACAACGCCGGATTCGACAACAACTTCCTACGGGCTTTATTTACCCAATGTGGGGATAAGTATTTCGGATCATGGTTCTATCCTAACTGTATGGATGTATATGTTATGGTGACACCGTTCCTGATGGGCGTAAGAAACGATATGGAGAACTTTAAGTTGATGACCGTAGCCAGAACTATGGGTATTGAGATCGACGAGAATAAGCTCCATGACGCTACTTACGATATTGAGCTGACTAGAGATATATTTTATAAGATAATCAACAAAATGGATGTTAAGTTATGAGGGGAATTTTAGAGGCTATGCATGATTACCCGGATGAGGCTCTTGGGCTATTTTTCTTTTTGATAGTGGTCTTCTGGTTATTGTCAGGTATATTCGAGAAAAAAGATGAATGATAAACTCGATAAGATACTGGATCTCCTAAGATCTCAAAATGAAATGATCAAGGATATTCACGACTATGTGAAAGAAGTTACCAGCGAGAAGTATATAGGAGAATCTAGAATGACAAGCTTCTCTATTAACTTGGCCGCTGATATACTTACCGAAGCCATTAGCCCTAAGATAAAGGAGATGATGGTGGATCTATTGAAAAAACAAGGATGGAAAACTGAGTGAAATATGGGGACTTATGAGAGAAAAGTAAATCAATTAAAGGATTTGATGAGAAGGAAATACAAATCAGCTTACAATAAATCCAAGGAAATGGACATAGATATAAGCTCAATGACATATCTTCCATGCCCAGACGCATTTAACGTCATAAATATTGAAAAAATGCATGTTATTCTTGATCGGGTCAATAAGATCATAGATGAGAATAAGGATAAGCTCAAGAACCCAACTTGCGCCACTTGTGTACATCTACATGATCGGGAATGGGCGAAAAGATACGGGAAAGTATGCTGCTCCATTTGGCAAGTGTGCGACCATTATATAAACCCTAACAGGAAATATGATAGGGAGCAAAAGACTTATACGAGACGCCCAAGCAATAAGGCTTGTCCTAATTATGAATATGGTGATGATAATTTTGAAAACAGAAAAAGATGCTTAAAGAAAAAGAATACCCGATAAACAGCTATGGCCCAGTACGCACCAACAAAGACCGGACGTGCGTCTGCTGTGGCGATACGGTTCCCGCTGGTAGCAGCAGGATGATGCCGAGGAACGCCAAGTCCAGTTATTGTCTATGCATATCTTGCTTCAAAAAATGGAAATCTGTTGGTGGAGATCTTAAACTGATGGACAATCTCAGCAATGTGAAGAAAGAGCATATCATATATATGTCTAAGATCATGAAAGGTAATTGTGACATTGTTAAAGGTCATAAGCTTTATATAGCCCTAAAGAAGGCGATAAACGAGAAGAAGGTAGCCGTTATCAGATTCGATACCGACCAACCGATATGTATATCGACAAGAATCATGAATCCTTCATTCGGGGTGATCATGGACGAGTACGGTAAGGATGTATTCCAAGGTAACCTTAAGCTAATTAATGTCCCTAAAGGTGTCAAGGATCTAATAGTTAACTATATAGAAAAATATCGTAAATTATGAACTTCAAGACATTTGTATTCATGATCCTTACATTCAGGAGAGTAGATCCTATACCTAAGAACATAGGTCTTATGTTGAGTATAACATTCTGGATATCTATAGTATGGATAATATCCAACTTTGCTATATTGATAATGAGATTAATAAAATAGACAAGATGAAACAAGGAGATGTGATATACAAGAATGGCATGGAGCTGCTTGTAGTATTAAGTTACGACCATAATGAGCCATGTAAGGGCTGTTTCTTCTACAAGAATAAGGCGTGCGGATCAGAAAAACTGATAAAATGCTGGGATTGTAAAAAGGAATATATATTCACGGCTATACGTAAATATAATACGACTGAACTGTGCGGAATAGTAAAAAGATATGAGGAGACGTATAAGATAATACTTAAAACAATCAAGAAGATTGAGAAAGAATGTCAAAAATATGTTATCTGGGATACTGTGCATGTGATGTTGAAAGATGATGGAGAGCTTATTATAAAAGCCTTATCCAAGGATAAGTCCGTGCTTTTAAATGATTTCATTATATATGTCAACAATAATGGGAGTATAGATGAAGAGGACTATGATCTATTATTAACTAAATAATTGATAGTACAAATGGACAAATCAAACAAAATAGAGAATCTAGCAAACAAGTATGTTGAAAGGCATATAAGAGATAGACATCTAAGCGATGATACGATAAAAGAAATAAAAATAGCTTATATTATGATTATAAAAGATTTTATAGCTATTGTCGATAAATCTACATCAATGAATGAAGATGATATAATATACGTCGTTAACAACATATCATCAATATTATATGAACCTGTAGAAATCTCTAATACCGATAAAAAAATATTGGAGATAGGGATAGCGCTAGGCCTAAAGAGCGCCATATCATGTATATTTGGTTCATTATTAAAAGATGACTGCAATATAAAAGATGAGATAATTGATATATCTAAACATATAAAAGAAAAATTAATATCAAATAAGATGGAATGAATCACGCTAGTCTTTTCTCAGGTATAGGAGGCTTTGATTTAGCCGCTAGAGAGGTAGGATGGAACAATGTCTTTCAATGCGAGATAGATCCATTCTGTCAAAGTGTATTAAAATATTATTTTCCAAAAACAGTATTATATGAAGATATTAAAAGAACTGATTTCACTTCATGGAAAGGGAAAATCGACGTGCTCACCGGAGGTTTCCCTTGTCAACCATTTAGCGTCGCTGGACAACGAAAGGGAGCGGATGATAACCGTTATCTCTGGCCGGAAATGCTTAGAGTCATACGAGAGACAAGACCGCTCTGGGTTATTGGCGAGAATGTTGCTGGAATCACCAATATGGTTCAACCCGGTAGTGAAACTGACGTGGAAACGAAAAGTGATCAAGATGAAGAAAATTACAAGGAAACGATACTTGAGCAAGAATATATCATCAATACCATCTGCGACGATCTTGAACGTGAAGGATATTCCGTCCAACCGATCATTGTTCCAGCTTGCGGTGTCGGAGCGCCACATAAACGGTATAGGATATGGTTCATTGCTTCCGACTGTTCAGACGCAAGGGTTGAAGGTTTGCGGCAAGGACGGGAAGACAAGATTCATGGATTTGAGTTCACTTCCCAAACAAGGGATAAAATACGGAGACTTATTACCGACACCAGTGGCCTCAGATCACACAGGTTCTTGTACGATAAGGAAGATGACAAAAAGCAACAGAGCACCGAGAACAGACTCTTTAAGAAATATGCCTGCCGTGATTGGGATGGACGGGGATCGACTCAATGGAAGAGTTTTCCAACTCAGTCCCCTATTTGTAGAGGAAATGATGGGCTACCCTTTAATGTGGACAACCTTACCATTCCTTACGGGAAATGGAGAAAAGAATCAATAAAGGCTTATGGTAATGCCATAGTGCCGTTGATAGCGGTGAAAATATTCGAGATGATAAATAAAATAGAAGGATATGAACAACAAACAACTTTATAAAATAACATTGACAAGGGAACAACTGATGCTGATATCCCGGTGCGTGGAGGACATAAGCAGATACGCAGCCGGAGACATGGATCTTCAGCATACCACGGAAACTTTGATAAATGATATGGATAGAACGGAAACGCTGGGGATAAGAAGCTTTATAGTCAATAACTCACGAGCGATAAGAAGAAGGTTGTTCCCGGATCTCGAAGACTATGAACATATAGGGTATGATGGAGGTAGTAAAGATATGATCAATAGAAAGAGACTTATCGGAAATACCTACCAGATATATAGATCTATACTGCATCAGCTAGCTATTGACGAGAACTGGAATAACGTGTATAGCGATATTACGTTACCTTCAGGTGATATGGGGACGATTAAAGTGGAGAGGATTGATGATGAAAAGAAAGATGAGGATGTTTAACGGGAATATGGCGTGGAAGGCAATCCAATGAACACTGTGCCGGACGGGGCGGTAGCCGTTACCCTTTCCCTTGCGGCGAGGAGAGGGGGGGGCTTCCTGCTTGTGGAGATAGACCGTCAATTCTTTGATGAGATGATAAACAGATTTAATAACAATAACATTAAAATAGATAGGATATGAATAAGATTGAAGAACTGGAAAAACAGTTAAAAGAAGAAATGAGCAAGATACAAGTTGACCTAAAGGAGAAGTATAAATGGATTGTTGGAAAATATGCCAAATATAATGATTCTTTTATAACAAGAATAGATGATATACATCATATCCCTATGTTTTCTAAAAATGGCTATACGACTGATTTAAAACCAGATGATTTTATTTTCGTAAACGGCACTGTAGTTCGTTACTCTGTCAATAGTAATTGCTATTCTTTAGCAAAAGAAAGAATACAAGTGCAGATAAAAGACATAATAGATATGCCTGATGGAGAATTTGAGAATCTAGTAGAACGGTTGTTTAATGAAGCAAAAAAGAACTTACTATGAGCCTGTTTGTATGCGCTAAATGCGGTTGCGTTGATAATACCGCTACGTCTAGTTATTGGATGTTGACAAACGAGTATATGGTGGATAAATTCGACTATGCCAAGGAACTACAGCCGTACAAGGGCATGGGGCTGTGCAGCGAATGCGGGAGGCTGGCTACCAGCCCCGACGGCCGTGATGTCGTGGTGCCCGGGAAATGGCATGGGAAGTTCCCTAAGAAGAAAGCTACCGAAGAGGAATTAAAACGTGTAGGATATAAAAATTTGATAAGATGAAGACAAAGAGGAATAAGACAGAAAAAGGAGATACCATGATATATGAAGAGAAGAGATTCATGGCTATCTCAGAGATAGAGAAAGAATGTTGTACAGGATGTTGTTTTTATGACAATGGAAATTGCAAGTTAGAAAACCCAAATTGCTTTAATAGTGGTATTATATGGGTGCAAAAAGAGGATTATATGAGCGAGATCAGTGAAAAGGCCATTAAATTGGCTATAGAGGCCATGAGACCTATCCCCGTGTATTCGTCACCATGCTACAGCGTAATTGATAACAGATCGCCTGAGGAAAAGCATGAGGAAGACATGAGGTTTTGTAAGGATCTTAACGACCTTAGATGTGAGATGCTTATTGATATGGCTAAGAAAATAGAAGAGTATTTATTACAAGATATATAACAACCTTAAAAAATCATTATATGGACATTGAACTTTGCAAGAAAGAATTTTTCTTATTAGATGAAGAACTGGAAAGTTTTAAAGATTTTTTGAATGATCCTACAAAAAACATCTATCATTCTATTGATGGAGTAAAAATTGTCAAATCAGAAAATGGGGAACTTTGTGGAGTAGGTAGAATACCTCATCGTCTAAAAATCGTAAAATAAAAAAAATGACGTTATTATGGCTACTAAAAAACAGATATTAGAATCAGATGAATTACTTCAGCAAAAAAGAAAGGCTTATCATCTTTCAGATGAAGGATTCGAGGAATATAAAAAGTTCTTGTCAGATCCCGATCAAAAGAAATTTTGTTTCAAGGGATATTATTATGTAGAGGTAAAGGAGCAGGATGATAAAGAGCTATTAGGAGCAATGGGACGAGTAGTATATAAATAAGGATAGAGGTTATAAGCCTCTATCCTTACAATACTCATACATTATCATAGAAATGTCCATATCTCTTAAAAACATCTCTTTTCTTCCTTGACAACTCCTCTAGCTTAACAAATCCTTTCAATGTTATCATGACGGTCATGGCTTTAGCCTCCCAGTATTCATCACCGGGATCAGACCCATATGTAACTAATCCATAATTACGAGCGGACTGATATGCTTCTATCCTACCTCTCTCATTCCTAAAAACATATTTTAATTCCTGTAATAACGGATACATGTTCTTAATCCCGATATAATAGCCAAATTGCTCAAAATATTTTGATGATTCACGGATAAGGACACCCTCTCTTGGAATAGACCTTTTAAACATATCAATTACCGGTTCATTCTCCTTTATAGTATCTATAGCTGTATTTAATTCAGCTTGAACCATCCTCTTCTCTTTCTCAATCTTTTCCTTAGCCTCCAAAGCTAATCTAACTTCCTTCTCAGCTTTCATCCTAGCCTCATACTCATCGGCCCATGCTCTTGCTGCTTCCGGAGGATTATTAAAATTTGGCAGTTTCACTAAACCAGTAGTAAGAAGCTCCTTTATTTTAGAATTACACCAAACTTTGAATTTAACATCAAGCCATTGGGCGAAATCTATAGCCACATCCTCATACAACCATGTCCCTCCTCCGTTTTCAGAGCTTCCTCTCATTTTTATAACTAATTGATCCTCAGATATGTGTGTCTGGCTCACAATTGTACTAACTAATTCATTTACATATATTTGCCTTAAATAGTCAACAGGTCTCTTATTATATGGGCGAGCCATATCAGTGGCATTAATAAGAATACCATAACTGGTCTTGATAAAAGCTACATTATTCCCATTGTAATTAAAAATAGTAGACAATCCCATTTCGTTGGATTCAGACGTCAAAATTCCGCTACTATCCTTCACGGAATCTTGATAAATGCTTACATTTGCATTCATAATTGATAATTGTTTATTCCCATCCGTCCGGGATGGATAGATGGGAATGCAAAAATAGCCAGTAAGATTGTATTAAACAACTTTACTGGCTATCTTTTCGTCATACTATATCAGTTATCTACCTCTATCAAAGTACCAATTAGCGTCCTCCCCGGACTCGTCCTTATCCCTGCCTCCTAAGAAGAATCCCATCGTCATGCCGTTGGTCATCAGCCAGTAGTCGGATGTCTGCTTAATATCCCTAGCCGTCTTGATATTATACCATTGCTTACCAAACGAGAACTTCATGAGCTGCCTCCATAGCTTGCTCTCGCCCTTATACACGCCGGTCTGGACGGTAGCGAACGGATCCCAGTTTCTAGGATCGGTGAGATCACCTAGCTTCCGGGCCGTGACCAGCGGGTCTTGTAACATGTCTATAGCGTTAAGCTCCATGAACGGGGATGTCTGGGAAGCGATCTCATTGATCGTCCTGAATCCTATATAGGTAATGAACTGTCCAAACCAGCTATCCTCATTATCCTCCCTATATCCCATCAAAGCCCGTCCTATGGCCATCATCGTAGCGAATACCGCCATGTTGATAATCGATCTCTTGATATTGATCTGCTCGTAGGGGGTAAGCTTATCATACTCTTCCTTAAGCACGTCATATGCCTCCCCCATCCTACCCTCTGACATCGAGCCATAGACATTTCCGGCCAATCTCCATAACGTTCTCATATATCCTTCCTCGAACTGGTTGGTCTGGAAATTGAACCCAGCTTTCTTATACGCCCGCTGTACGGCCAATATAAACCATCCACGGTGAGGCAGCACCATATTAAGGATAGCGTTCCGGCTAGCCCCCACCCGGTTCTGCTCGTTCAAGGCGCCGTCACAGATCTGCACCATACTCCTTACCCTACTGGACAAGGTGGGTATATATCGGTCTATAATATCCTTGTTAGCCTCGTTCTTAGCCACGATCTTTCCGTCCTTGACATCTACCATGTTCCACATAGAATAATCCCTTAAACGCTCCCAATCGCGTTTAGCCTCGTTAGCGGACATATTTCTGTCTTTCATCATCATCTCCTTGAAATTGGAGTATGACCAGAACTGACCCTCGTATAGGCGGGTATCATCCATGACCGAGATAATGACCTGCGGATCCAACGGGGAGTTAAGAACCTCCATCATCTTAAACGGCAGGTCCCGGAATAAGGTTCTCCAGATTTTGTTATACGCTGCCGATCGTACACGGTTACGGACATTGAACACGCCTAGAGCCTCTCCAACGACATATAGCTTGTTGGTGCGGTTTATATCCCCGATCTCCGACACGTACGTACTTAACTGCTTCTGGGCTTCCCCATAGGCGTATTTCATGGAGTCCTTGCTTATATACTGCCCTACCATACCCTCCAAAAGGAAGTTGGCCTGCCCGGTAAGGGCGCCGGTAGCCGCGACGAATGGGGAGAAGCCTAAGTTGGATTTGGATACGAATTTGGTAAACATAAGAGCCAGCTTATTAAGATCGACCTTATAATTACCTATATTCCATTCTGCCCGCTTATTATTTATCCTAACATCATAGATACTGGCGTTAACCCAGTCCTGAAACATTCTATAGGCGTGAGTGGCCTCTGGGTTCTTACCGCCGTCGTATTGCGTCTCCAGCATCATGTTCCTGTATCCCATGACATCATCCAAGGCCGCCCTCTTATACTTGTAAGAGGTCGCTTGTAAGGATAACATGGAATAGGAGTAGGCGAAGTCATGGGACACGTCATCGGCGTTCTCCAACTTACTAAGATAGTATTTGGGGATCATACGATATTTGTTATCGTTCTCATCAAGCCCTCCTAGGTCTTGTCCCTGACCATGTATAGGGTCATCCACCCTCTCGCCAACGATATCACGTACGGCGTTGCCGATAGCCGCCTTCGGGTCAACCCCGGCCTGCACCATCCTCTCCACGCCGCCCTTGGATATCTGTGGTATTTGGTAGATGTTCCGGAATCGCTCATCATAGTCCTCCATAGCCTTACGGCTTATGTTAAGCAACTCCTTCCTCATCTCCCACTTATCCTTATTGATCGTAGCTTCCTCCCCTTCGTTGGTAATACCGTATTTCTTGAAAAAAGCCTCGTTCTTGTACTTATCGAACCTAGGCGTATGATATCCATAACCCAGATCGGGATTATAATTAGGATTACGGAAAGAACTCTCGGCATCGGCCTCTTCTAGCCACTGGTTATTGATCGATAAGTCAATCATATTAATATCGAACCCGAAACGGGATACGCTCTCTTCCTTTGATATACCATTTTCCATGGCATCAAAGAACTCGGATACCTTATACGTACCGTTATTTATCTTCCTGACAAAGCCAGAATACCCCTTGGGAGAGTATTTTCTCATATAAGGATATAGCCGAGTTCTGGCGTACTCGATAAGTATACTATTAGCCTTACCCATAGCTATATCATTAGCCAGCTTATTGTTGAAGTCAGGACCGTACTTCTTTCTAAAGAACGCCACCTCCACGGTTGTCCATGACGGGTTCTTCCGAGATAACTTGGCGGCCATCCTATCCACCTGACTCCGGGAGCGGGCAGACATATGTTCCTTGGCGAATTTAATCTCATCCATACCCTTGTCGTACGCCATGGCATCCCTTAAAGCGTTACGGTAAGAATCCGTGACTCCACTCTCCACCGTATCAGGCATATCCATCTCAATATCCTCAGCGGAAGCGGCGGCGTTAATAACGCTCTTAGCCTCAGCCAGACGATCATATAACTCGTTTATCTTTCTTAATGAGGCGGATCCACGTAACCTATCGAAATCATATTCCCCGTATCTCGTGCTATCCCGGTACTGGATAAGCAAAGGCCTTAGCTGGTCATTGATCTCGTTTATTGTCGCCATCGCCTCCTCTACCTTCTCTATTCTTGATGATGATACAGATTGCTCCGTGATCTTATCAACCAGATTCTCGTAATAATCACCCTCCTCGGATCCCCACATATCCTTGGAGAAGCCAAGATGACCGCCAGCTAGCAGGAACTCAAACGCAGCCTTGCCGCCCTCGGACCGCTCTATCCCACGAAGTATCTCCTTGAACTCGGCGGAAGCCTTACGACCCTCGTTGGTATTCCCGAACTCCTCGGCCCACGCCTCGTCCCATGCCTTGATCTCCTCGGACATCATCAGAGCCTCGGATCCCTCTTCCTTTGGTGTCCCATCGGAATACCACTCGCTCTTGGCTATAGCCCTATCACGTAAAATATCCAGATAAGATCTCCAAGCTATAGGATCGGATTGAAACGCCTTCCAATCGACCTTCCCGTTCCTCACGAACTTACCCATAGCCACATACCTGCTCCTGCGGATACGGGTCATGAAATCGGACGTGGCTTGCGATACCCTACGACCCAGTCTTTCCTCGACCTTCTTATTAACTTTCTCGATCTTATCGTAATAAGCCTGCACCATAGGTTTCTCTCGGTTCTCATCCAACCACCTATTTATCGCGTCGAGATATCGTTGCTGATCCTCGAACGTCATGTCCGAGATATCGAAATTCTGGATGGTAGGCTTGAATATATGATATACCTCCTTAGTGATAGGCTTATCCCCGTCATATCCTACTATGTCGTCACGGGTCTTCACCTTAAGGCCTCTATCGGATAGAAGAAGGTCGATAAGTTGTTTCTCGGTCTTACCCGTAACATTCTTAAGATCATATATATCGATAATAGCCTTAGCCTGCTCGGTCCTGTATAGTAAATCGTATTTGGCGAAATCACGGGACGAGTCAAGGTAATCCGAGTTCTTCCCATTTATCTTCTGTATAAGATCCTCATTATCCTTTATCCCCCATCCACGCTCTTTCATCATCCTAGTCATCTTATTGATATTAGATATACCTTCGATATGGGCTTCATTATGGGCCTTGGCTAGACGTTGGCCTAACATACCTAAAATAGCGTTACCACTATGCTCCAGCGTACCAAAGAACCGGGACATGACATTGATATCCTTATGGATGTTATTTATCAACTTCTTTATCCCATTCCAATATCTTTCCGGGATATTAAACATCCTGAGCTGTCCATCCAGCCAGTCCTCATTACGATCACTTCGAAGAGCATTTATATCAGACATGGATGTCTCAGCCATACGTAATATATCATCCATATCCTCTACCATACCAACCTTATTGCTGCCATAATAATCAGCCGCCTGATTATTGACGAATCCACGAAGGTTCCTGATCAGAGGAACTATCTCCCCATATACGTTATCGATAACCTGTATCGTCTCATAATCCAATCCTTTTCCGCTCTTACGTAGGCTACTGGCGACAGTGACCAAATACTCCACCTCAGCCTTGGCGGTCGCTATGACACTCTTGGTGGATAACAGGTTGTTGTTTTTATTAAGCTCACCCCCGACTTGTCTTACCTTCTCGCCTATATCACGTAGAAGGGAGATACTCTCACCGATCCTCTGGCTTTGGCTTGACCTCATCCTCTGCAATCTGGTATATAGTCTTTCCAATGACCTACCGTTCTTGATCAGCTTATTAGCCACATCAACATCCGATAATGAGTACATAAGATGGTCGCTATCCTTTAACAGAAGCACGTCAAATGCGCTTGGATCATCAGCTAACGCCGACTCCTTTATCCTATCAAGAACCTTATTCAAGTCTGATCTTTGGGTAGAGAAGAAATTCCTTATAGCCCGGATTATCCTGCCAAACAAGGAGAGCTGGGCGTCCTCGGACGAGGCCAGATCCTCCACCGCCTGTTCCATGCCCGGTACGAACCGCTGGGCCAACGTCTTACCTAGGATCTCCCGCTTCACCATCCGATCCAGTTCCTCCCCTTGGTATTCCTTCCCATACACCTCATAGTAACGACCGGCGAATTGATTCCATAATGGCGTGCCGACAACAGAGTCCAGAACCTCATCAATCTCCTGCTGGTTACGATAAGTATCGATCAAGAAGTGAGCCACCTCCTCATTAAGATCCTCTACCGTAGCTCCCTCGGCCAAAGCGATAACCCCATTGGCCATATCGGACAATGCCCTAGCCGAAGGCTCGACACCATTACGCATCTTATACTTATCCATATACTCAGACATACCCATCACACGGATACCTAACGTGGATAAGATATTGGTGATATCAGTCCTATTCTGGAGATCCTCCGCCTTCTCATTCTCGATAACCCCACGGACATTGCTTCCGTACAAAGCGTTATCCTCCATCATCAACGACAAGGCTAGCTCCATGAACCCATCATACTTATTATTAAGCTCCTCAAACTTACCTTGCCTTAACATGCCCTTTATCTCCGATCTGCTTACCGTAACCTTCTCCCCTGATGTCGTGATAAGATCAAGATCATTACTTACCTCCGTATCAAAACCTATAGAACCCAATACGTTCATTTCGGAGGACTGACTTCCAAATCTATTTCTAAGACTAGAGAAGGCATCCATAGCGTTATAGATCTTAAGACCATCAGAATTGCCGGCTCCAGTAAGATAATATCTATCCCCTAGCCTTATACGTTCCCCACTCAACATACCTTTCTTGATAAGGTAATTAACAAACCCTCCACGAGTGCTTACATCTGAGTTTGAGCTAATACCAAGAACAGGGATGAATGACTCGCTGTTATTAAGGGTTATTGAGGAAGAGCCAAAGGAGATGTCAGTCGTGCCAGACGGGATGTCGCTCTCCTCGACACTGCCGGCCAAGAACCCGGCCTCGACCCGCCCGCCGGACGATCCTTTTATGGCGTTGGCGTAAGAGTCGTGTATCTTGCCGTCATCCGATCTAAAGAACAGGCGAGGCTCACCGGAATCATATACCAGTCTTGAAGATGGAGGAGTATAATTCTCAATATCATTTAAAGGCAAGACATTGCCAGAAAATATGATCTCCCCATCTATACTTCCGCCCTTCACCCTAATATTAGGCCGCTGCCCGGTAAAAGCGCTTTCCACGGCCTTCCATAACATACGGGCTGTTTCCTTAATATCTATATTCTCCCTGATAGCCCTTATATCATCCCATGACGCCTCTTTCAGTATCGTGTCGCCAATATTATCCTCATTTATGGAATCCAAATCCACCTCCTGTACCGTGGATGTATCTACCACCGCCATATCATTGACATCACCTACCTCGCCGGAAGTAAGATAAGCCACGACATTGTCGCTATTCCCAAGGCTTCTGGCCAACGCCGGGGCATCCATATCGCTTATGGCGGACAAGACTTTGGCTGACATAAGCTGCCCCCACTCGCTAGCGCTAAGTCTGGCACTTATGGATCTGGCCGCCTCCTTATTCCTTGGCACGGATCTCGTCCAGTCCCCTAACTTAGACCTGAACTTGTCGTTATAAATAGTCATATAAGCCTCAGCGGCCTTATTAAGGTCACTTACGGCGGCTATACCCGCTATCTTATCGAACAAGGTGGATACCTCGCCGGAAGGGGTCAAGACACGGGTTATCTTACCCTCCTTATTCCTTTTAATTACGCAACTCGACATAACTTCATGTTTTTGACAAAGATAAACAAAAAGCCCCCACAAATAAGCGGAGGCTGATATTCTTATATTCCTTATAGAATTTATGACTTAATCCGTATTCTTGCTATTGATGAACTCACTAACGCAATCACCAGCGAAGCCGGCTATATACGCTGCGTGTTCATCCTCTCCAACCTTAAATCCAAGAGACATGTTGCAAAATTGGCATACGCTCATTGCTATATGGAATGACTCGTGACATATATTTCTCATTATTAAATCATCGTCGCTCGAAAAATTCCAAAGTATGGCAAATTTATCATCATCGTCCCTATCCCTTACCAAATTTGCGAAAGACGCCTCCTTGTCCATATCATCCTCATCTCCCCATTTCCCCTCGTGTTCAGGTTCCATATTCTCGAAACGATCACACAACGTCTTATAATCTAATCCAACCGTGATAATCAAATCCAACGGATATATCACGAAATCAAATTTCTTTTCTCTCACGTTACTAAAATTATTAATTTTATTTATCAAATTCACATTCGTATCACAAAATGTTTACTCTAACCGGGTTAAACGCCAACCCACTATCGATTATCTTACTGACGTAAGAATCACCGAATACTTTCCTACCAATCCCGATAGCTCCATTGATATCAGCGTTAATCAGCTTTCCAATAGAGCTTTGAAACAATCCACGTTTCTTTCTTTTGCCTAAGTAAACATCATGCTTTCCCAATTTTTCAAAAGCCAGATGATCCACTTTGGAGGTATAGGATTCCTCGTGGACTTGAAAGTCTATTCCAACCAACTTACACTTATAGGATATCTTTTCAACAAGTTTTGAGAATGGAATCTCAACGAACTTCTGGTTTATCCTCTTCCCTAGATTTACTCCATTCTTCCATCCTTTATTCAAACCCACAACAAGATTCCCAATATTGTTTTCAATACAGATATTTACAATAAATCTGCTAACCTTGTGGATTTTATCTTCAATCCAAAAATTCCTATAATTATTTAGCCGTCTAAGTCTCTTTGAAGTTCCCTTATCGCCAATATACGACATCAATCTAGCTCTCTTCTTATTATACCACTGATTGAAGGACTTGATAATCTTGCCGTTTACAATGAAAGGCTTGATACCTACATTACTGATGCATGTGCATAAATTATTCAATCCCAAATCAATCGAAAGAAAATTATCCTTATCAAGATTTAAATTATGTTCCTTCTTCTCATAAATAACCTCAACCACATAGCAAGTCGCTTGTGGGATTATCCTAACCTGACATAACTTGTTATCTCCTATTTTAGTTTTGATTGGCCGGATTATGTTTTTGATGAAATGAATACATCCATCTTCTTTCAGTCTGCAAGAATTTTTTGTAAAAACTACCATGTTCTGCTTCTTCCCTTTCTTGTATTTAGGCAATTTAGGTCTTGATAGAAATTTAGAAGGATTCTTCTCATATTCCTTCTTTGATTTCATCCAAGACTTTGTTACCGAAAACACTTGAGCTACGACTTGTTGGGACACTACTGATGGTAGATTCCTAAAATCAACCTGATTCTCCTTACATAATTTAGTAGAAAACTCATATTCATTTATGTAATCTCCGGAAAATATACCTTGTCTGACGTTGAAAAGAACATAATTATACAACAACCCGGATTTGAGGCATACATCCTCAAATCGGTTGTCTTTTATGATATGTCTCTCAACTAATCTCATTCTTAATATCTTATGCCATAAATATAAACATTCTTTATGAAATAAATAATTTATTCAACTATAATCCCTTTAATTTTTCTATAACCTCAAAACACATCTTACACTCAATCCTACGATACAACTGCCTTACGCCATCTATCGTAGTCCAATAACGACCACCCTCACGGTGCAGGAACTCGCTCATGACCTTAGTGTCAGCCACATCATGTAGGTCATATGAGTCAAAACATAACTTACATATATCGTCAAGATCAAAATAAGTAACCTTATTATACGATATACAACGGATTTGTCTCCCATCAGGAACCTGAACATCGAAAACATTTATCTTCTCCATATTAAAAAACAGAGGGATGCCGATCCCATCACAGACCGGTATCCCTTATAATAAATTAGCGACGAAAAGCATGGTGATGGACATGCGCCACAAATGTAATTACAAAATTCGTAAAAACAAAATATCAAGGACAATCACCTATGCATTCGCACGGAGCATCGCTTTTCAAAACCCCATACACCCGATTGTCGCTAGTCAGCCATCGTTTGCCGTCGCTCGTGATATAAGCCTGCCGGCATCCCTCCTGATTCACCGTGAGCGTCTTCTTAACACCTTTTGGAGTTGTTATCTCCAGCTCAAGAGTCCGATCAAGACCGTTGTTCATCACCGAGCCAAAGGAAACGGGGGCGCTTCCGGTCCCGGACCCCGGGCTGACGGTCAGAGGCTGGTCCGTTACCTCGCCTACCCCGTCCTTCCAATTAATATTCAAATCATTAGCCATAGTTGTATTATTTTTGTTCTATTGCAAAGATAGCAAAACAAATAAACCCCAACCGGCTTTAGTCGATCGGGGTCTGAGTAAGAGAAAAGAAACTGATTATCGTCCCATCATTCTCAATACGGTTCTAGCCGCAGCTTGCGCCCATGTCCAGCTGTCATTAGATGTTACGTTAACCGTCTGTTGAGTACCATTTACATCCAAGTTAATAGTCTCCTTGTCAAGCTCGATAGTAGAGTCTCCAGCGGCTTGCGTTACCGTCACGTTGGTTATCTGGCCACCAGCGGCAGTTACCTTCAATGTAGCTGTCAGTTCCTCGATCGTGACGTTGGCCGGTACGTCCGAGATCGTGATGCTCCAAACGAACTCGCCAGCGGCTCCGGGATCGTCGGCGATAACCGCTCCGTTAGCCGTAGTCTTTCCAGCCGCCGTGTAGTTAGCCGGGAGCTGTAACGTAAGCCCGTTCTCCTCAGCCGGCGTGACCGCGAACGTAAGCTTAGTACTGTTAGACTTACCGGTGATGGTAACATTACCGCCTGTCTTTTGTACGGAAGCGTTAGGGCTGTCTGATCTTACCACCTCAGCAGCCGCTGCCTGATTAACTACCAACGCCTTCTTAGCCCCGCCGTTCGTGGTGACCGTAAGGTTGATAGTGCGTTGAAGACGACCGGTGTGTTTCTCACCGGAGAAATTAACCGCCTGATCTCCTGATCCTGATACCGGGTCGACGGTTACGAAACCGAATTTTTGTGATGCCATACTTAAATATATTTACAAATGTCATTTTATTATGCCAAAAATAACTTGTATCATATCACAAGCCAAATATAGGGGGGGGGTAGATACGACTAGCCCTGTACAACCTCAACATACAACCCTACTAAGTCCTTTAGATTATGACTAAGAGGAGTTCCGCTATCCCTAGTGCACTTATATACATCAGCGTTCTGGATGTAATATTTATCCTTGAATATCTCCATTGGAGGGAAATACGGGATAGGATCCCCTATGGTCCCGGCATGCTCCTTATCAATGACCTTGTATAAGGAAGCCGTATTTAATCCGGGTTCCCATTCCTTTGATAATGTATGTTGTTGAATAACCTCATAAAGGATATCCGTATCGTCCTTCACCACCCTGAGACAGAATCCGGCATCCACCGACAACCCGAACTCCGCCCCTTCTTGTCCCCATATAGGGAATAGAACCTTAACATCCAGTTTCTCATTAGGGGATAAAGATATAGTCTTGTTATTAACCACCATTCTGGAGAATCTGACAGCCACTTTCTGAGGATCGGAGACATCTTTCTCCTTTGCCTGTTGCCGGACATAAGTCATGGTGATATTTACCTTATCTGGATAGCCGGACTGAGCGTCAATAGCCCTCACCTGCTCTACGGTAGTGGCTAAGCTTACTTCCCTCTGTTTGGCTCCTAACGCCGACATCAGGTCATTATCATACTTATCCATCATCCCGATCAAGATCTTGCCTTCCGTCATATCAAACTTCAGACCCATGATCGTTATCTTACCAGCTATAGCCCCATCAGCCAAAGCGTTACGCCTATCATATTCAGGGATATAGATATTTTGGTCATCCAAGAAAAACTCATGAAGATTATTATTCTCATAAGTCCTGATCTCCTCATACTTAGCCGATTTCTCCTCATTAAGAAGCCTTGAGTCATCCAATTTAGCCTCGATAATCTCCTTAACCGTAGCTTTAGGATTAGCCTCCTTGAACGCCAATTGCTCCTCCCCAAGCTCTATCCATGGGGCGGGATTCCCGTTAATGTAATCATCATAACTATAGCCCTTGGCGTAATTATCATCAAGCGGATCGTCCTGAACTAATTGATTGGGATATATTTCCCTGTTTATATATACGTAGCTCATATCTTATATCATTAATCTTGTTCTTTAACGGCGATACTATACTTACCTGAAGCGTAACACCAGATATTTATCTCGAAAGGCTTGTTAGCCGTAGTGGTTATAGAAGTACCACTCATGCTTACATAATCCCCGGAGTTGGGTATAGCCTGCGTGAAGGCCGCCGACGGGACGCACCTGATCATCAGCTCCTCCCCTATCTGCATCCCTGACTGCACGGATAGGGTGGTAGCGGCTGATAACGTAGCCGTGATACTTCTCTTGCTAATAGGCAGGTTAGCTAATGTCGTGACCGTATTAACCCCTATAAGCCTGTTCATGGTCTTCTTATCGGCGGCCGCCATCAAACCGTTAGTAGACTCATTGGCCACGGCATATGTCGTGTTAGGAGGTGTAGCCCAAGTGCCATCTCCACGCATGAAACTGGATGTACTGCCATTAAGCTGTCTCAACAAGCCGTTAGCTGTAGTAGAGGCCAATCCGTATGTGGTATTAGTAGGTACAACCCATGTCCCGTCACCACGAAGAAAGGACGTCTGCTTACCAGCGGCGGGAGCCGGAACTAATCCCGCAGCACCGGCGGCAGAAGCCGTAGCCGCCTTCATATTGGCGTAGGTAGTATTCGTATCCTTATAATAGGGGATACCACCCACGATAGGACAAGCCGTATATCCAGAGGCGCTTGTCACGGTACTGCCGTTCTTGACCAACCCCGTGGACCCGTTAGCTCCTACAACACCATACGTTGTATTAGTATCCGTCCAAGGCACGTTGACATACATCTTACCACTACTATCCAACTCCACCGGATAATTCTTACCATTCTCAGCATATCCGATCATCACCAATCCTAAGGTTGTGGTATTGGCCTTGGCGTATGTGGTATTTGTCGGAACCACCCATGTGCCATCACCACGCAAAAACGACGCTTGCTTGCCGGCAGCCGGCGCAGGCACCAATCCTGCCGATCCTGCGGCTGATGACGTGGCTCCACCCATATTGCTATATGTGGTATTAGGAGGCGTTTGCCATGTCCCGTCACCACGAAGATACTTGGCTTGCGCTCCGGCGGCAGGTGCGGGGACCAAGCCGGCCTTTCCCGCCGCTGAGGCAGAAGCGGCTCCCATATTGGTGTATGTCGTGTTGGTATCCGTCCACGGGACATTCACATACATCTTACCGTTTCCGTCAAGAACTACCGGGTAATTCTTTCCGTTAGCTGAATACCCGATCTTAACAAGACCCAGATTATCGCTTGTAGCTTGGGTATAAGTCGTGTTACTGTCAGTCCAAGGGACATTGACGTACATCTTGCCATTAGCCAATAGCACAGCGTAGTTCTTTCCATTAGAAACATAGCCGATCTTAACCAATCCTAAGGTGTCGGCCGTGGCTTCATTATACGTTGTGTTATTATCCGTCCACGGAACGTTAACGTAAGCGTTGCCGGACGAATCCAGTTGCACCTTATAGTTCTTCCCGGAAGTCGTATATCCTACCTTAATACCGCCAAGAACGGTAGCGGAGGACGTGGGAGGGGTGAAGGTACTTGGTTTGCCCGTAACCCCGGACCAAGGCACGGAGGAAGCCTGACTGGCCGTGTAAGGCTCATACCCATCCTCACTGCTTAATTTAGACTCGTCTTTTATCAGATACATCTTACCTGTAGACGTGACCTTTACCGTATCACCACTTTGAGCCGTAGCGGTGGTAAGGGCGAATCTAGCCGTATCATCAGCTACCACGATCAATCTCTCCAAAGCCGCCTTAGGTAACCTATCTATGCTGATGGTTCCGGACGCGATCTTAGAAGCATCAAAATTAGCCAATGTCGTGGAGATAGTTACGTTGCTTCCGAAGTCCGATGAGACACTACCAGTAACAGCCCCGGACAGCGCTATGGTCCTAGCCGCCCGTAATTTAGTGGCGGTAGGGGCATTATCCGTCTTAAGAGCATATTTGGTAAGATCAATATCATTAGCCTTATCCAAAAGCTGCTCTATCTGATCACCATTGTATTTACCTTGAAAATCTGCCATATTACACTTATTTTTTTGCTCAAATATAGTTATATACATAAATACCAAGAAATCGAGGGGGGGGAGATACGGGTAAGTGTCAAAAACTGCCGTCCCCGTGCAGGAATCCGCTACGGAATATAATAGCCTTGTCTTTAAGTTTCTGGACAGATTCCCATTCCCATTCACCCTCACAAGGCTTAACGACATACTTATTCCCCCATGTCTTAAACTTCCTCTCTATAACAAACATCTCTGGGTCTTTTAAGACATGGAAGATACTTCCAACAGGGAAATACTTATCAGTTCTCAATATAACTCGATGATGTCTCTCGTCATATTCAGGATCGCCTACGATACGTGCCTTATAAAACTGGAAATCATTTAACGTCTGATCCACTGGCTCTATCCAATAATACCCCTTACCCATTGCAGTTTGTATTTAATTATCTATATTTGCGGTGTAGTAACTCATAATGTTTTAAGTGATTTTCAACCAAAGGGGAAGGGTGTCCGTGAGGATGCCTTTTTTCATTCCCGCCCACCCTTCCTATGAACAAAAGATCTACCTCGAACAAATGTAATCATAATAAGGCTACGATCAAAAAGAAACCCTATCGGTATTCTATTGCCGACAGGGTTCTCCAACGTTGTATCAAACTAAATCATATCACTCCATTTGATTGTGTCACCGACGAAGCACCGCACCGCCAGATACCTTACGAACGCCGTCCCTTCCGGGGCGTCAGGGTCTTCCAGATAAGCCAAGACAGCCTTGACTATTTTCTGGTCGCAATCCAATACCTTAGGAAAGTAGTCGCTATAGAACATAGCGAACAGATATTGGATATCTCCCCAAGTGGCGTTATCAGGTTTCTTGGCCCCGCATTTATCGAACATCTGCTTAGCGTCCTCCATCGTCCATCTTCTCTTGGACCCGTCGGCGTTAAGCATCTTGTCAGCGGCTTCCCTAGCCAGCTCCTTGGAAAAGTGATATCCATGGGTGTCTATATACCGCTTATAATCCGGGTCATCGGCGTCTGCTCCTCAGTAGTAACGACTCCTGCGTCCCCTGCGCATATACGGCTCGGTACCATCGAACTCGTCACGGATGCCACGCTCACCGAACCATCCCCTGCGATACATCTCGTCCTCACGTTCATGGAGTCTCTCGCGTTTCTCAAGCTCACGCTCGTCACGTTCCAGCTCCCTCTCGCGTCTTTCAAGATCACGCTCACGGCGTTCTAGCTCATCCATCCTACCGTCATGCTCCTTGCCATAATGGTCATATATTCCACCACCATAACCCATGTAAGTCCCATCCGAACGTCTGCTACGTCCACGGCCGCCTCTACGATCGTAGATCTCGTCATTGTAGCCCTCTTCGTGACCGCCGCCTAAATCTATAACTCTCATCTTAACCTAATTTTTTAATTAACAACTCTTTTAGCTCATCGAAAGAGGATCCCATCCTATCGACTTTCTCCTCAAGATTCTTGATCTTCCGGTCTTGATCCTTAGTCTGCTTAAAAGCCGGATTGATTTCCTCAAGGATCGAATCACAAGCCTCTAGCGTCCTCCTATGCTTATCGATACTATCGAGAATATCGGAGCTGGTTCTCTTAGCGGCGTTAAGCTGGTTCATGATCGGATCGACCGAGCAGGCCAAAGTTATGTTATTGGACATAGCGACATCCCTGCTCTCCGGTACGACATAGGTCATGGAAGACCCGTTTATCTCCACGGTAAGGTCTATCACCCTATCCTGTAGTTGCTGATATTGCCCCATCTGACCCATCTGGGGTTGCTGGAACCTAGGCTCGGACACGTTAACCACATTCCCCATCCTGAACACCGGAACATCGGACGTATCCAGCGTATATACTTGAAATCCTTTCTTTAAGTCTCTAAACATATCTCGATTTTTAAGCGGGAGGGAATACCCTCCCATTAGACATCCAATCTAACCTATTCCTCATCAACATCCGTTTCCGACGCTGATGCGGCGGTTGTAGGCACACAGCAATCCATGAGCCTCAATACACCCCTTACCTTGTTGAAATAAACAAGGCGTTCGGTGTTGTTAACCATAGCCGCTCCGGTCACAGCCACGTTGATCGGATTCACCACAGCCACGCCGGTTACCGGGCAGCATGTGTCATTACCTACCGTGGATACGGTGCTGTTCGCTGGAATAGCTATCTGTACTGGCAATGTCTCGCCTGTTGTCGGAACCACCTGCCGGATTTTCAGCAGCAGAAGGCCCTCGCATGGCAAGGACAGCCATATCCTTGGGTTGATGCCGAAGATGGTGTTGGTAGTAGTCACTACCACGTTCTTCGTGACCAACTCATAAAGAGACCCTATTTTAGAAACACAAGCCATAATAGCCTCCTTCCTTTATAGAGTTAAATAGCGGCGTTTCCGTTGTTGCAGCATCCATTGTTGCACCCACATCCGTAATTACCTCCATAAAATGCTTGACCCCATCCATAAGTCTGGTAAGGAGAGCATGAAGGATAAGCCGGCACAGGGGTAGGTCTCAACTGGTTGATCAAATTCTGAGTCTGTTGCTGAGTCAACGCGGAGGCTTGGTAAGCCGACCTTTCATCACGCAACTGATTGATCGTATTCTGCATCTCACGCATTTCCAATTGACAGAATTTATCATTAATCAAGGTTGTTTGAGCATCAATCTTAGCGCTCAAGATATTGAACTGCGTAGTAGCCTGCTCACGATTATTTGTCAATCCTTGGTTGATGTTACTCTGAAGAACATTGGTTTGCTCTAACGTCCGTAATTGATTGTCAAAGCCTTGCTGCGTTATCATATTTTGAGTAGCGCACGTGCTTTGGTTGATCAAAGAACTCAAATTGCAGCAGCAAGAGCTGATCTGATTGCCGATCTCACAACCTTGTTGCTGTACGGCGTTAATAACAGCCTGAGAAGTCATACCTACCTGACCAGCTACCTTATCGATAGCGCCTTGCACGTTACAGATAGCGCTTTGCAATTGAGTAGTAGTACAGTTCAAGGCGTTAGCGATCTGCTCGATAGCGCTTCTGTTACCTTGGATAGCCTGCATCAGAAGCTCACGACCATAGTCGTTATTCAATTGAGCGGGAAGACCATTAGCGCAGTTCTCACCACCGTTACCAAAACCATTGCCAAAGCCACGGCCGCCCCATAACCAGAACAGGACGATGATCCACAACCATCAACCGTTAGCCCCGCCGAAACCGTCTTGGTTGTTACGACCGTTCATCAAGGCCGCCACTAAGTTCGGATCCATCTTATTTCCGCCTATTAAGTTGGCGAACATCCCCGGAATCATAGATAATAAACCGTTAGTGGCGCTTCCACTACCGGAACCCATACCGTCTAACAAAACGATTTTGTCTCCACTTGTACCCATGTCTATTTATTTTTGAATTAATAATAACCCCACCTGATGGCGGGCGTTACAAAGTTCAAAAATTAACAGTCCTAAAATCGTGATATGTGTCATCATCAAAGTACGTCATGTCTTGTAAATGGGATTAATAAGAACCGATACAAGACAAAAAAAATCCGGAGCGTATCACTACGACCCGGATTCATCGCAAATCTATAAAATCCAATGTTTCAATGCTCGAAAGAAAACGTCTCACGACGTCAAAGAGAGATTAACTACACGAAAAATCTCGCATCAACTTATTTGTATTAGCAGTGTATTCATTAACTATCTTACTGGATGAGGGATTATCCTCTATCCTTGACAGGCGGTTATCGTCACTCCTTACCGTAACATCACCCATCCTTCGTACCATATTTTCTTGATATGATGATGGATCGGAGTATATAAGATCATCAACGAACCTGTATATCGCACCATCAACCGTCTCACCTACCTTCTCATATAAGCCGGATTGGAATGACACGAAATCATCATACCTCCCACGAGCCAAGAACGAACCGTCCGGTCTCACCTCGACGCCGCCGTTGACCTCCCGGAGCAGGCCCGGATTCCTTTGGTACAGATACCTGTAAAACCCGGCATCCATCATCCTATCCTGACTATCCAGATAGAAAAGGTTTCTCATGCTACTATCACCGGACTCGATAGCCACGTCAAACAGAAGATCCCTTACCTGACCTTCCAGCAACGACATCTCCATGCTTTTTAACGTACCTCTATCATGGTGGTTCAAAGATACATTATAAAATCCATTAAAATCAAGGAAACGTAAGACATTATTATACAAATACGATTTTTTTAACCTTTCCTTGATCTGGATTTTCCTCAACGATGTACAGGATTTGATAAAATCCCGATCCTTCCCCTGTCTAGCCTCGTATCTCCTGAACTCCCGATCAATATCGACATCATCCATCTTAGGGGTTACGGGATGCTGGTATATCAATCTGGTAAGGATCATGTTCTCGGTATTCGAGGATGAGATGTTGGACATAACCAGCTTTTTTATATTATCCTTGACCACGCCAATATCGGAACGGGAAGCCCCGGCGGGGACCACGCCAGCCGGCAAGTACGAGGGCCGCTCTATCCCGATATTGGCCAACATCTCATAGGCCTGATCGGTGTCGGTTATCGGGGCCGTGTTATGGTACGTATTCCTACTAATATACAACATGCTCCTATCATACATATCGGAAGGGGATGTATTCCCGGACCTTACATACACCATCCTATCCCCAGTAGAATAAGTATCCTGAACCTCGTATATCGGATTCCCTTTTCCTGTTATCCTATCAAGATCGGAGATAAAGCTATCGTATACCGAATTGCCGGCCTGTATGGAAGACAACATGACGTCCAGCGACGCCATAAGATCACGGATATCCTCAGGTCTGGATATAACCATCTCATCGCTGATCGCCTCGCTTATATCCACACCCATGTCGGCAAGATCCATGGCTATGTCATGCAGACGTCCGGCAACGTCCTTGATGTCCTTAAAATCATCCATATCGATTATCTCCCCAACCTTACCCCTTAGGGCTTTCATGTCCTTAGGCGTACTGATATACGGTATGGTGCTATTGGAGTATGAGTCGGTAATCGTATTCCCTTCCTGATCCCTAACCTCCATACGGGTCATATTACGATACGTGTCATACATCCGATCGGCGTAATCCTGATCCTCCTGATACCGGAGCGCCAAAGAAGGGTAGGGGATGGAGGCGAAAGCCTGATCGAACTCCCGGCGGTCGCTGATACCGCCTACCGCCCTCATGATCGTATCCCTTACCTCTATTGGATTCAAGACCCTTCTCTTCCCTAACGAGTCATATGCATCCTCATATATCATATAATCATCACCAAGACCTGACTCGGAAGATAGGAAATACATATCCTTCTCATTAAGATCCCCGTCAGACATAAAATCGACAATCCTCCTCATCATATCCCTTACCCGCTCATACGCTGATCTGTTGGTCATGATATTATCAATCTCATCAGCGTCATACATCCCGGACCTATCAAGATTGTATCTATTGAGGAATATATCACCGCCTGAAAGGAAATTAGATACGATCATATCATTAAGATCATTGATATTATCAACGCCCAGGGAAGTAATGGTATTATTGATATCCTTAACCTCATCGGCCATGAAATTACCGACGAAATAGTTCTTCCGCTTGATAAAGGACATAACATCATCATACCTAGGTTCCCCATTACTATCCAGATCATATTCTGATGACATGGACATCCAGTCGCCAAAGAAGGACACGAAGTCGGGGGAGTAGGCCGTACCCCAGACCGATAAGGCCTGCTTCTGGTCGCCAAGCACCTCCATCGCTCTTTGGTATAATCCGGATGGTTGGTCGTTCGGGGCAAGGACATTATCTACCCTACCCTCCTTATTTTTTATAACATAACAAGATCTTCCCATTGCTAAATCGTTTTGTTACAAAGATAAACAAAATCCCGCCTACTCTCACGAGCGGACGGGAGCCAAATAACAATAATGTAACAAACCTTATGTTTCTCCGAAAAGTACAAATATTTTTGCCGATCCTCACGAACAGGCAAAAACTAAATCCTAAATAACAAAAAAAATGGAATTTATCGTTTAGCGAAAATATCCTTATCTGATTAACATATTGATTGTGAATAGGGGTGGATTCGTATACCCTCCCCTATCTCCTAACAATCTCAACCTGCTACAATAGAAATCAATCCATGACTGACATATTCCAATTTCTTATAAGATATATCTTTCTTATTTTCTCCGTTGATATCACGGATATTAAAAATTCCACGAAGCCTTCTTGCGTAAATAAAGCGTTCTTTACCTTGAAACATCACCTTATCAAACAATCTAAATCCGAAAACCTTAAAAGGAGATTGATTCATCCTTTTATTGCCTCCTTTAGGTGCTTTCATCTTATGAATTTGTCTGTTATGACGACGAACTAATTTCCGTTTGTAATAATATCCAAGTCTCTCGGAGTCAAAATTCCTTGAAATCACAAAAGCGTCGGATACATGGGATTTTTCAATCCCGTGATTTATACGATTATATTTTGTTATGTATCCGAAAGTCATTTTTACGTTTGGATACAAAGATTTTAACTCATCGTATAACTCCCATTTCATGATACCCATAACCGCAGCGTCACGAAGCGACTCACCTCTGTTTACTTTCAATTTGATATTTCCTTTATGAAACTCCTTATGGCAAGTCTTACACAATGTTATCAAATTAGAAGGTGAATCTCCTCCAGTCTTGCGTGACTCAATATGATGGACATTAAGGACAGGATCTTTTGACTTTCCTTTACAATGTTGGCATTTATGCTCATCCCTTGCCAAGACATACTCCCTTACATTCCAAAATCCTAATTGTTCACCTTCCTGATACTCTTTACCTGATATCTCTGGATTCTTGATCTTCTGTGTGTCAAATTGGGCTACCTCAATAATCAGTTTTGAGACAGGTAGTATAGAATATACAAAACCGATAATCCTAATATGAGAATCAATCTTCTGCCGGATTGATGGAGCGATCCATCCTCTCTTCTTTGATTTAATCCTATTCATGAATCTTGGCTTTCTATATCTCAATCTGTACCTTCTAATCTTCCTCAATTCCCTTCTTGTTGATAGAAGATCAACAACATCACTTCTTAGAATAACTTCACTTGCGTAAAGTTCCTTGCTTTTCGTTGTCGCCGACAAACCGACATGTTTTGTGCCTGTGTCAACGCCTAACGTAATCTCTTGCTTATAACCGGTTGTATCATACAAAAGCCTGATTGTAAAAGGACAAAGATTTACCACGGTTGCTTTCTTTGATTTAAGCAATCTTCTAACCTTCCCATGCCTTGTCGTAGGCATCATCGGTTTACCATCTATGTCTTGTACATACACCATTTTACAAACTAATTCAATGTTTATTCAACATAAGTCAGGATTTCTCCTGTAAGTACCCATCGCCAATGTTATTGAAGGTTTTATATAGGCAACACTGGAACCCAAATACAATCCCTGTTTAATCACCTACCTTAGAGCTACGGACTTGGATAAACATCCGTAGGTAACTATATATTCTCCAATAACGTAGCCTCTATTTCAAGACTTAGGCTAATACCCGGCCAGTAAACTGGATATATAAAACTCAAACATTGTTTAACGTTTTATATATTATTGCAGATATTACTCCACCGATGACTCTCATTTATCTTCTCTCACCATACAAAGCGATTATATCTGATCTCCATCATCATCACCACCTTCTTGATATCAGATAAAGTTAATTTCTTTATCTCCATATTCCTACTATCCATCCTGACGAAAGAGTCCTTGAACTCCCGCTCGGTTATGGCATCCAACCTAAATAGATTGTATTTTATAAGTAACTGGGTTACGTCAAATATCAGGATATTAAGATCAATATCATCCTTCAACTCATTAAGAAGATCACGCATCATTTCCTTAATGGCGTCAGTGTCAAGTTCCAGCTTCTCAGCTTCCTTCATCAACTTCTTGATAATACCATTGTGCTCGATTATGATGTTAGCATTATCATCATCGGTAGGCAGAAGTACATCCATCGTACATTTTATACCAACCTTATCACTAAGCCTTTTATTGAACTCAGTCATATAATCAAAAGCCTGATCCCTGCTTAATGAGTATGTATGATCAAGCAACTGCTTTTGTCTGACCTTGACAAAATAGTTACTGGTGTATAGCATCATCAAGACCTTTACTCGCTGGATGCGTAGGTCTTGCATAATTTTCCGGTGTAAAAAAGCATCTAATTGCACGTTATTAAAATCATTTATTTTATTTATTAAATTCACATTCATATCACAAAATGTTTACTCTAACCGGGTTAAACGCCAACCCACTATCGATTATCCTACCGACGTAAGAATCACCGAATACTTTTCTTCCGATTCCAATAGCCCCGTTGATATCAGCGTTAATAAGCTTTCCTATAGAGCTTTGGAACAATCCACGTTTCTTTCTTTTGCCTAAGTAAACATCATGCTTTCCCAACTTTTCAAAAGCCAGATGATCCACTTTGGAGGTATAGGATTCCTCGTGGACTTGAAGGATGATCCCAACTAATTTACATTTGTAGGAAATTTTGTCAATGAGTTTAGAGAACGGGATCTCTACGAACTTCTGGTTTATTCTCTTCCCTAGATTTATCCCATTCTTCCATCCTCTATTCAAACCCACAACAAGGTTTCCAATATTGTTTTCAATACAAATATTTACAATATATCTGCTAACCTTGTGAATCTTGTCATCTATCCAAAAATTCCTATAATTATTTAGCCGTCTAAGTCTCTTTGAAATTCCCTTATCGCCAATATATGACATCAACCTAGCTTTCTTCTTATTGTACCACTGATTGAAGGACTTCATAATCTTGCCGTTTACAATGAAAGGCTTGATACCTACATTGCTTATACATGTACATAAATTATTCAATCCCAAATCAATCGAAAGAACATTATCCTTATCAAGACTCAGATTATGTTCTTCCTTTTCGTAAATAACCTCTACCACATAGCATGTAGCTTGAGGGATTATCCTAACCTGACATAATTTGTTATCTCCTATGTTTGTTTTGATTGGCTGGATTATGTTTTTGATAAAATGGATGTAACCATCACTCTTAAGCCTGCAAGCAGAAGTCGTAAAGACTACCATATTCTGCTTCTTGCCTCGTTTGTACTTTGGTAATTTAGGTTTCGAATTGAACTTAGAAGGACTCTTCTCATATTCCTTCTTTGATCTAACCCAAGACTTTATTACCGAAAATACTTGAGCTATAACTTGCTGAGATATGACCGATGGGAGACTTCTGAAGTCAAATTGATTCTCCTTACATAGTCTAGTAGATAAATCATATTCCTTTAGATATTCTTTATTGAAAATCCCTTGGCGAATATTATATAATACATAGTTGTATAGTAAACCAGATTTGAGACATATGCTCTCAAATCTATTATCTTTTACGATATGTCTTTCAACTAATCTCATTTTATTCGTTTATATCTTATCGCTTCAATATAAATAATAGTTACAGCATACCATATAATATAAAGAGTCCCCACCGGGGCCATCACACACCCGACAGGGACCAACTTTTAAATATCTTACTCGTCAGGTGATGGACTGACGCCGCAAAGATAAGTCAAGATATTTAATTTAGCAAGGATTTTCCGCCTCGTTTTCTCCGGATACTACGTTACCGTCGGAAACCAAAGACCTATCCTCAGCAGCCTTCGCAGGCGAGGCGGACCCCGATTGGAGGTCAGACGGGCTGCCGAACGGGGTCTCCGTATCCTCGAAGAACGTCTCATCCCTCCTAATACTCATCCTGAACTTAGGAGCTATGAAAGGATCGTTATTAAGATCAATGTTGATCGTAACGTCATTCATCAAAATATCCTCCTTAGTTCTGGAATCACCTATCCATCCTCTTACATCAGCGGTCATAGGCATCCTGCTAACCGCTTCCTTGACAGCTTCAAGCCGGCCTTTGATAACATCCACATCTCCCGCCAGCGGAATCATATATGTCTTATTATCCAACCCGGATCTGGCTATAGCGTTATTAAGATCCATTATATCATCAATACTTACGCCTCCGCCTAGACCCTCCGTAATCCTATCAGCCATCGATTCGATCATGGATGAAAATGACGATATATCCTGATTTTTCAATCTTACGGGGTACAGGTAATTTCTTCCATTTCCTGTCTTTATAGCTACGACCGGAATACGTGAATTTTTATAATCACCATACTTGTCCCTGACGATAGCCGTACAGAACGGGAATATATTATACTTAATATCATCCCTCATCGTAACCTCCCCATTCTCTATATATCCTACGCTCTCGACCTTACCAGCCGTCTCGTTGGTAAAGTCATTCTCGGATACCATCAACGTCCCATTATCATCACTTATGCTAAAATTAGGTCTTCCCGGCAAAACACTGGTGACTGTGCCTACGAACGGTATATCAATCTCACCCGCGACGGATCCTACATTATCCCTATACAACTCAAAGGCCATACTCCTTAAATCAGCGTTACTCCCTTTTGAGTCTGGATCATTGGCTTTTAGCACCGAGACAAAATTACCATCACCATCCACGATCTTAATAACCATATTATCAACCAGCTCTCTGTAAGCCGACTTAGTCTCATCAGAATTAGGATCAACGGCGTTAAGACTATTGTATTTATCATACAGTCCCTTGGTGTATGGATCTGACATATCCATCTTAAACCTTACCATATCACCCTTGCGAAGGCTAGCCGCTGCTTCCTGATTCACCGACTCGTTGTTAGACCCAAACGTATCACCCGTGTAATAAGGAACAATAGACCCATCCTGCCCCTTGCGATACACCATGAACCAGTTGGAGGTCGATAAGGCGGTCTGCCGCCCCAATATGACACCGGTAGCGTTCTCGAAAGCCTGAGCGTTATCCTCGCTAATCATCCATCTTGAATGATTTTTAGACTCGATAACGCTGAACATGTTCGTCCCGTCAGTGAAATCCATCACCACCTTATCATCCATAACATATTCACCGGGCGTGACGAGAGCCTTAAGCCCGGATCCCGCCATAAACCTGTCAAGCCTCATTCCGCCAACCTCATAATACATAACCCCACCGATCTCTCTCTTTTGGGCCATCAACACCACTGGGTTCTGGGCGGCGTTAACTTCCGTCCTGCCGGTGGATGTCCCGGGTTCGCTCTCTGTGAGGACATCACCCATAGGTATGGATTTATCATAATCCTTGACAGCTATACTTCCGTTATCATACAACCTCATCCATTCCACGAATTGAAGAAGAGGACCATCGGAATAATTATTGATAATATCAATAGTCTCATTAAGCTTATCCTGATCAAACTCATTGCCATTGTCAGCTTCATTCATAAGATCGTTGTAGGTCTTTATCGCCTCCTTAACCTGATCCTGATCAAGACCATTAATATTTATATCTATAATATTATCAATAGCATCCTTGATATTATCCGAGACATCACCATTGATATTTAACCTATCTATCATCGACCTGATCTTATTGAGTCTGGCGATAGGATTATCCCCAAACCCTTTAATTATATCATCAATACGATCCTTATTATTATCATATATCTGACGCTCCCTAGGAGACAGGATATCCTCATTGCCGTTCCAGATCTTTATAGCGATATCAGTAGACCTATCGTCCGAAGGATTTAGGAGATCCTCGTCATCAGGGACATTCTCAACGATATTGTCACCAGATTGGATATCCGTTTCCATGGATCTGGCGATCATATGATTATAAGTCTTGAACATAAACGCCTCGTCCTCGCCAATAAGACCATCATTAAAAGCCTTATCTATAGCCTGATCATTGGCATAAAGGGCGTTAACGTCAGAATTATCGGTATTCCTGAAATCGTATTTGCTATCATCCTCCTCATAAGTCTTTCCCCATGCGTTTGACAAGATCTTCATAAATCCCCGTTCCTGCGACCGTATAAATCTCTTATCACGCATACGACGAAGAGATTCATTGATATTCTTATAAGCCACTAGATTATGACGATACTCACTAAGCAATGCCATTGCCTCCTTGTGGTTATCGACACCACGGATAGATACTACATTCTCAAGATCAGTTATAGTGTTGTACGCAGCCATTAAATCAGAAGCACTAATCTGTCTATTAGATCGATCAGAAAATAATAAGGAGGATAGATCGGCCTCCGAGTTAACCATCGTGGCCAATTTCCTCTCAAGGACTATTTTATCCTCTGTCAGCTTAGCTAACTCATCGGTCTTTTTAGCCAATTTATCCTTGTTCCTCTCAAACCGTTCCTCACCCATCGCCATCCGCTGAAGCCTTAATATGCCTTTTTCAAGTGCCTGCATTCTTGACGTAAGCTCCATAAGCTCGCTAATAGCTTTGTAGGAATCAGGGTTAAGATGAGAATAAACATCAAGAGCCTCACCTATATCATTTTTATACAACCTATTTAATTGGCTGGCAATATCGTCCAAATTATCCTTAGCCTCAAGACCATTATATACCATGTTAGAAATATAGGTATTGAACGATCTATTGGATATACCCTCGGTAAGAGAATCGGCGAACCTGTTGGCCATAGTGAAATTATCCACCTTCTTATTAAACTCATTGACAAGATCGGCTTTATACTCATTGACCTGCTCATCCGTCATATTCATATCGGACGCTATATCGCTATTAGGTATAGATTCGACTACCGTCCTGAAATTCTCCTTGGTATCATCCAACATCCCCATCTCCGAATCATAACGGAGACGATTGAATACGGCGTCACTGAAATCCTTATTTATGATCCTACCATCACTCTCGTACGATGTGTCTATGCCGGATAATTGAGCGTTAAGAGCCATACTGCCACGAATAGCACGTACAGCGGCGGTAGTCAAAGCGCCGGCATTGGTGTTGTAGGCCTCCACCATCCCCTTGTTCCGGGACATGTCTTGGCTCCATTCCCTTATACCTCCAAAGGTCTTTCCACCCATAACCGATCCGATAATCATACCGATGCCGATCTCCTTCCATCCTTGGCTAGACCCGTACGTCTCCTTGAAACCGTTCTTTATAGCCTCCATATAACCTATGTTCTGACGGATAGCCATAGGATTGTATCTTGATTCTACCCAATCCTCGGCGGATTTACTAGCCACTCCCTGAAGACCTTCCTCATACAGACCCTCTGACACTGGGCGCTTGATGATATTGAACGTATTTCCGGCTACCTTCTGCCATTTCTTTGGTGTTATGGCTCTTAACGTACCGTTATCCATCCTCTCGGCACCTACGCCAAATATATTGCGTTTTATGAACTTATCCACACCAAGATCCATGCCGAACATATCGCCGAACATAGCTATATTGGATAATGACAATATGCCGACGTTGGCGGCAAATACGGCATTAGCGGCATTGGCATTGTCAGCTCTGAACTTCATAAGCTCCTCATATGGGACTTCCCTTCCATAAGCGTTACGGTAAGACTGCCTGAAATTCTCCTCAGCCTCCATCAGCATGCTTCTGGCCTCGACAGACGCCTCCCACGAGGTAGATGTGCCAAGGAAAGCGAGGGTGTCCAGTCCCTTGCCTATCCTCCGTCCCGTACGGGCGGCCCTAAGGTAGACACCGAACGCTTTCTTGGTATCCGAAGCCGCTTTGCCTATCCTAGCCAAAGCCACACCCGCCCTAGCTCCCGTACGAGCTAAGTTCATCAATCCAGCGCCGGAATATACGGCTGACGATAACATGGCTCCAGCGGTAAAAGCAAGACCGGATAAAAAATCGTTAGACCAGAAATTAGCCGTAGTCATGCTTTGAAGGAAATTCATATCCCGCTCCTCACGATTGTAATAATGAGCAAGACCGTAATCCATCTTCTTGTCCTGATCATCCAACCATCTCGTGAAATCGTTATCAAAAACAGCGTTAAAATTACCTCTGGATACACCGGCGTAAATACCATAAAAAGGCTGGATAACGCCGCCTAATCCGTATAGGGCAGTCTTACCTACAAATTTTCCCAAACCTCTCATCCATTTTTCAGTCCTACCTTGACTCCTAGATAAACGTGTGTCATTATCTACACCAGGGATATAAGACTCGTATTTAGGTATCCAAGTACCGCTACTAAGTCGATACCTTGAATCCTCCAACGATATCTCCGGACCAGTAAGATTAAACCTGCCCTTATAGCTTTGATCAGAAGCCATATATCCTAATGGGGACATATGTTTCATATCATCATAATAATTTGTCTTAACAGTATTCTTGATCCTCTCCGACAATGACGGTATCTGGGACTTTGATCTCTCGGAAGCGGAATACGGATCCAATACCGGAGGCAGGTCACGATCCGGTATATCATAGGGATCCGTACCAATAGCCTTTATATTATCTACGTTTATGGTAGGATATCTGTACTTCTCGGCAAGATCCTTTCCGTTAGAGGTATTATTATAGATTTCCATTGTTTCCATTATTTCCACTATTTCCGTTATTCCTGTTTCTTATCTCCTGATCAATCATATCAGCTATGGGCGAGATGAAGCTCTCGAAATCATCAGTAGTAGATCTTCCCTCGCTCCTCCAATACACCTCATTCTCCTTGCTAAGTATCTGTTGCCATGCCATGACCAAATAATACTGCGGGCAGAAGTCGATCTTCCTTGCTACCTCATCAGCATAGTTAACGCCATCCAGATCAATTGAATACAACGGGGTATTACCCTCTCTAGCCCCTCCTTTGCTATATATATCAACATTTATCCCAGAAGAACCATTATTATACTTATATCCGGAAGCCCTTAACTCGTACATAGAAGCGTTATCGAACAACACGTCAGTAGCGATCATCATCTGATTCTTCCTGATATTACCGTCATTTATATTCGTAAACATATCTATATAAGGCATCACCGTGTCCTTGGCCCCGCTAGCGTAAGCGAATGGAGCTACCAACAATGACTTAGCCATCTTCCCATAAGCGTTGTTGCTTGAGCTGGCGAAAGATATGGGTACGACACCGGAATCATAGGTCTCGGACGGGATGCTTACATCCTCTTTGTAGAAAGTAAGTCCATTCGCAGCCAGATCAGCCTCGCTTACCTCAACAACAGATCGACCATCACCTCCATTATTGCCAATGATCTGATAATTACCATCACCTATAGGGGATATGGTAAACGTTATCTTCGTATTGGCATTATCCTTATCCTTGGGGATAAAACCGCCACCACGGGTGAACAGGTCACTAATCTTTATATAATCATACTCGGCTTGGCTTTTAGACGGATAATCGCCGGAGAAGATATACTCACGCTCGGCGTACTCATGACGATATTGTCTCAAGTAATCCTCGCCGGCTCGCTTGGCGTCATCAGCCAACCTTCCCAGATCGCCACGACTCCATTTGTGCCTAAACACATCGTATTGTTCTTTCTGCATTTCGTCATACATGGCCTTAGCTACGGCCACATTCCTTTTATTGCCATCAGACAGCCCATCAGTCAGCACCTTTATCATATTACCGTCATCAGAAACATCCATAGGAATAAGAGATAATAAATTAATATCATCCAATGTCAATGACGTACCCATCAAATCATTTATCCTATTCACCAATACAGCCGCCTCTCCAGAATTGACATCCCCTAAAACAATAGGGTTATGGACACCAGGAGTGGCTGCATGAATAAGATCGGTCATTTTAACACTATTACTAAGAATAGAGCTATATGCCGATAATTTAGCCCAATCATTTAATGTTATGTCATTTATCCCATCTATATCAAAAACCTTATCACCATTGCTGTTGATATCTTCAAGATTAAATGTCCCAAATCCGTAACTAACATCTATGCCTGATCCACCAAAAGATTTAGCCTCTTTCTCGACTATAGCGTCAACGCCATCCAAAACAGCGTTCTCCGCCTTATTGAATCCATCATTGATCTTATTATACTTCCCTCTTTGAGTATTTAACCCAAGAAGCTTCAGGTAACTATCCTGACCATTGTAATCAAGCAACTCGTTCCTTGACCCTCCATTGGCCTTGAAATAAGCCATGATAACCTGATCGTTATCCATATCCTTGACCACGTTACTATTCTCAGGATCAGACGCCCATGCGTCGATCTTCCTTCTAGCGTCATCTGACAGTGACTTAACAAAATTACTCATGCCGGTAGTTACCGCCCTCTCATTGGCTATAAACCCGTTCATGAACTCATCGCTTATATTCACATTTTCAAGATTGGCGCTCTTAGTAACCACGGTAGGACCGGTCGTGTTATCACCTCCGTCACCCCCATTCTCCGACCTACCCAATTTGCTGGCTCTCATCAACGCTGCTTTCTCCATGGCTAGATTATGCCTTTTTGTCTCATTGAACTTAGCTCTCTCCATCATCTGTTGATTGGCCTTGAAATAATAATCATCAACACCCAACGTCTCGTATGAGTTATTATAAGACCATCTCAGCCCGACGCCACGAAGGAACTGCTGTCGTACCATGAACATGCCGGCTCGCTCCGGGCTGTAGTTGCTACCGATAACGCCCTCGGCATCCTCCACGAAATCATTTCTCTGCTTGATAATATCCGCCAGCTCCGACTCCAACTTAGCCCTCTTGGCCTTGTCATTGCCAACGCCCTTTAGCTTGGCTCGTATGGATTCTTCCTTGACACTGAAATCATCAATATACCCTTTAAGGAAATCTGAGGTGCTTTGAACATTAAATAAGTCAGGATTCGTTCTAGCCATATATCTTCCCTCTAATTGCATCTGAGCCTTACCGTTCTCAGATATAGAAGCCATGGCTATATCCCTGACCTGAGCGTAACTCATCTCATCTATATACATCTCACGCATCTCGCCCGTCCTGTTGCCATTGGCATCAGTCACCGGTACATTGACTTTCTTCCCCTTGTTAAGGGAGATGAAATTCTTCATCTTCTCATCAATCTCAGCATGATAATCCGTATAAGGGGTATAATGTATAGGATTAAGACGTGTCCCTACCTGACCGTCATTCATCCAAGCCACGGCATCGGCGAAAGCCTCAGCCTCGTTTATAGGACTATACATCTTGGGATTGTTCAGCTTCATATCCTCCATCTTCTCGCTAAAAGCCCGGATCTCCCTAGTACCGGCAATAGCATTCAACACACGGGTATCCAGAGCTTCTCCAAGACGAGCCTGTATGCTTCTGGCTATACCGTCGGAAGCCAAATTAGATTTACGATACACGTTATTCACGTCCTGTATCAATCCATTTAACCTGTTCTGAAGATATTCCCTGTCCTGAGGTTTTATAATGTCAGAATTGATAATATAATCAGCATACTCGTTTATAGCCTGCCGATTGGTATCTATCTTCTGCTGCATGTACCCCATCCCCTGCATCATGACATCCATGTTGTAGGGCGATACATACTTGCCGTAATTCCTTAATATACTATATTGTGAAGCCATCCTTTATCCTTTCTTGCCTTTAGTTACTTCCTGAGCAGGATATAATCTCCTATAACTCAATATATCTCCTTGAGGATCAGCGATTAATTGTCCATTGGGACCAATCTTTACATCCCCAAATATAGACCTTAATGTATTCATGGTCGTAGCCGTATTCCACTTCTGCTGGATCTCGTCATTTACGCTATCGAAATACCTAGCCCAGTTCTCGTCATTTATAGCCAATCCCTGCAATATACGTTGCTGGTAAGCTTGATGTTGGGCTATATTCTTATCATACGTATCAGCCCAAGTACGGGCGTTTACATTATCAGCCCAAGTCCTTTGAGCCACGTTCCCTTGTTCTACCTCATTAATGTATCTGCCTATATTGGAACTCATGATAGCCTGTAAATTGGATGATAAAGCCCCTCTCTGGGAATCCGGGACATTACCCATCTGATCCAATTGTGATTGGAAAGCACGATTAGCCTCAACCATATACTGATCAGCCGATCTCAACACCGGGTCCACGGTAGGAGCGTAATGTCTTTCCAGACCTTCCGTTGTCACGGCTCCCGGAGTCATCCTGAACACCTCAGGAAAGTCAAGACCACCACCTACTATATTCCTGCCTCCATTGCCGCTGTTCGACTTACCGGCATTTGTATTGGTCTTAGGGAGTGTATTGGGATCAATCAGCTCAGGCATATCCAGTTTAACATCAGGTTCCTCCACATCACCTATATCCATAGGACCGGGAGCCACCTTATGAGGATCAAGTATAAAATCAAGACCTTCCATTCCTTTCATGGATCTCAATGCCTGCATCTTAAGCATATCCTCGCCAAGTATCTTATTAACGACATCCTTGTTCTTATCAGAGAACAGTTGGCTAAAATGGGTGATACCGGCATCGTTAAGAGCCTTATGCTGTTCCTCTGTAACAACGTCTAGACCGATCATAGGGCGAGATGTGGTAAACAAACCTAATTTATTGTCTCTCATCCTATCATGATATGCGGCTTTCTTGTCTTCAGGGTAATTACCTTGACTATCCTCACCGCCAAAGGAAACGAGCGTCGTGTAATCCCGAAGCGCCTCGGCGTTGGCGATGATCGGGTTCTCAGCCGTAGCCAAGCCCATCCAGCTACTTGTCTGACCGTAGATAGCGTCTTGCAACGCCCTAGCCCTAGTGCCCTCTGAAGCTCCCATATAAGCATCGTAAGCGACCGGATTGAATGTCTTATAATAATTCAACCTCTCATCCGTATTAATACCTCCATAAGAGCCATCAGTTCCTTGGCGCTGATAACCGAAATAGTTAGGATCATTGTTGAACCTATTCTCGATCGGGCGGAAAGTTAATTTACGACCGAACAAGGACGTGCCTCCTATCTCCATCTTCTGGCGAATACCAGCCACTTTCTTAAGCAGCTCTTTCTTAGCCTCAGCTATATCCTCCTCCGTAAGACCGTATTCTTTCATGGATTTGGATATGATGTTATCTATCTCACCACCCTTAGCGAAATACGTATCCTCATCCTTCTTCATCTTCCGGTCTTCCTGCTCCTTGTATATGACATTAGCGAAGTCCGTAAACCTTCCCTCTAAGCCATTAACGGTATCGTTACTATCATTTATAGCCTTAGATAATACGGAGGCGTTTAAACGCCTTGTATTCTCATCATCTATCTTATCGTTCTTCTTCAACTTCTCTAACGCCTTCTTCTGGTCATCGTAAGCTGATTTAAGACCGATCTTAACCTTATACCTATCCATTAACGTAGCGTACGTATCCTTTGGTGTAGCCTTAATCCCATACGTATCTCTAATGTATTTGGCGAAGTCCGGCTCTATGGTGGTATCATCGGTAATAACCTTCGTACCCTGCTCCAAAGAAACAGGCGTTCCCCCATCGGCGTGCTTCTGCCCCATAGCCTCCATCGGCGCCTCTCCGGGCTGCGTCACGTACTCACCCTTCTCGACCTCTACGTTGGCTTGATCTTCCATCGACTTAGGTAACGGATACAGGTACTCACCGGTAAGGCTTCCGCTATCGAACCTATTATTAGGTCCTAGATAAACACCCCCACCATCCTTGTACTGCATCTGGGATTGCCTTCTTTGTCTAGCCTCACGTTCCTGAGCTAACCTGATATTGGTACGAGTACCTTTCTCTGACGCTATCCCAGAAACCACGTTACGAGCCAACCCCATGATACCACTAATTCCTGAGGCTATGGTGGTTATCGTATTAGCTGTTTTAGCCCCGGTGGATAAATCTCCATATCCCTCGCTTCTCATACGCCCTATACCACGACCCATCTGAGTGAATCTAGACCCTATATCATCAGCGCCATAGTAAGGGATGGTAGTAAAATCAAAAACATCCGTCTCGCCTGAACCGGTCTTAGACTTATCAACATCGTTAACAGTTATGTTATTAAGCGTAATACCATTGTCCTGATAATTCTCAGCTATACGTTGCAAACTACCCTTGAAGCTAGCCGGAAACACATTATCCTGATCAAAAGCATTAGCATATTTAGTCCTCAACTGATCTGGAGTATCCAAAGAATATATCCCTAGCGGATTGACCGGCGCGGGTAATCCTTGGTTGGTATTCACCAAAGGTTCTATACCTAACCCTTGTATACCGTCCATATTACCAAGCATATACGACCCGACTTCCCCGGCCTCTTGATATTTAGGTATCTTTCTCTTGATTACGTATTTGCTCATGTCTAATTAATTTCGTTCTGACACAAAGATAATTTAAAAAAACAGAGACTCATCATTTCACAACGATGAGTCTCTCAGCAAATGCTATTATTATGTACAGAATTAAATTCTTTTTATGAATAATGATCCTATAGCCTTAACCAAATCATAGAAACCGGCAGAACTGAGACCTACAGCCACTCCATATAATAGAGCCTCCCACCATTCACTCCCTATAAGCAATGGAGACACCTTTAGTAGCCACGCTAATA